GGAGGTCTTTAAATGGCAACTATTGATGAGATCATCAAAGCGTTACAGGGAGCCGGCCCAGCTTTAGCGGCCACAGAAACACAGCTTCAAAAAGTTGCTGACCACTGGGCAAAAATAGCTGAAAAGGCACAAAATGTTGTCGACAGCAATGAAAAAATCGATGAGTGGACCAAGAATCAGGCGAAAATACAGCTGGAAGTGGGCCGTAATCAAGAGATCCTTCAAGACGCTCTCAAAAGTGAGGCCAAGCTTAAAAGAGAAATAGCTGAGATCGAAATAGCTCGTGAAAAACTTATTCAACGAATGAGGGACGACGGAACCATCACACTAGACACTCAGAAGGCCATCTATGATTCCGAACAAGACCGGATTGACACTCTCGAACAACTGATTAAGCTTGGGGGAGTCGAGAAACAACAGCTGATCGACGAACTTAAACTAGCACAAAGAATAAAAAATGAAAGGCTCGAACAAAACGAGGCCACTCTCTCCGGAGTCAAAAAGCTCGGCGCCATGCTCAATGTCGGTGTAGAGTTCAAAGACACAATGACGGGTGCCCTTGTTGCTATGACAAAGGGTGGCGATAACTTGGGCAAAGCTTTCAAGAAGGTCTTCAGCAAAGAAGCCATGGCCGGCTTTCTCGCTCTTTCCTTTGAAAAACAAATTACAAGCTGGGTTAAACTAGCCTTCGAAGCGGATAGTCTCGCTGCAGCCTTTGCCAAACAAACCGGCGCCACGGCACAAATGAGGGATACGACTGATTCCGCCGCCCAGAGCTTGAGGAGGATGGGCCTCGGGCTCTCCCAGGCATATGAAGCTTCAGTAGTTTTGATGGACGGGATCACGGCGTTTCAGACCGGAACCGAAGAGAGTCAAAAGAGCCTGATTAAGTGGACAGCTGTGCTGGGCAAAGCCGGAGTAGATATGTCAGCGGCCACCAAAGTGTTTCAATCCTTTAACAAGAGCCTGGGGATGAGCACAGAGGCCTCCCAAGCTGCCACTGAGCGAATCATTCAGTTTGGACGAGCAATGAATATGAATGTGAATACAGTGTTGGCTGATGCCAACGCCCTTATGCCCACGCTCCTCGCTCACGGAGAAAAGGCCGAAGAAGTTTTCAAGGGGATGGCGGTAGCAAGCAGAGAAACCTCAATCAGCATGCAAAACCTCTTTAACGTTGCTAAGGGTTTCGATACTTTTGAAAAAGCAGCGTCCTCAACAGCCAAACTAAATGCTATTTTGGGAGGAGGGTATCTGAATTCCGTCGAGATGGTCTATGCCACCGAGAGCGAAAGATTGATTATGCTCCAGAAGACGCTTGCTTTGAGCGGCAAAAATTTTAATTCCATGGGCCGTTTCGAGAAACAAGCCTTGGCGACTGCCGGAGGCTTTAGTTCGGTCGCGGAAGCAGCCAACTTCTTTAATAGTAGCCTGAGTATGAACTCTAAGCAACTTGAAGAACAAGCTGCCCGACAAGAAGATATGCAGAAGATGGCCAAGGCGGCAATGCCGGTCATGGAGGAACTGACACTGATGTTCCAGCAAATGATGATCGATCTCCAGCCGGCGATTAAGGGTTTCGCTTCCTTCATTGGCTTCCTTGTGAAAATTTTAGGCGCTGGGGACGGAGCAGTCGCCAAGATTTTAGGAATTGTGTTTGCTATCACCAAGTTGACGGCAGCACTTAAAATAATGAACCTCACCTTTGGTATGTCACCCTTGGGCTTGATGTTTAGACTCGGTGCGGGCGTCCTTGGTGCCATGGGAATGGGCTATCTTATGCCCGGTGGAGATTCAGAAGAAGAAGTTCCTTCTTTCCAAGGCGGCTTAAGGCCCACAGACACTCTGCCGTCGAAAATTATAAATGTACACCAAAATGAACTTTTGCTTCGAGACGGCGCCGTCAGCAAGGTCCAGCGCCCAGGTAGAGTTGCCACTCATGGCCAGCGAGCCGCTGTTGTAACCTCCAATGCCACCGCCAATTTAGCTCAAAAGGAAGATATAGAAAAGCTTATTGCCACGTTTGATCAAGGTGTGAACAAAATGGTGGCGAGCAATGGTGACCGAGTGGCCATGATCGACTCCGATGTTCTGGTCAGGTGGGGAAAGAAAGAGCTTTTACCTGGATCTTTCTCCCCAGTTAACATGAGCTAAAATAGAATCCTTGTTTTTTTGAATGGTTCGATAATTATTAGTATACTGATGAAGGATAGCTTTGATGGCCAACGAAAAACAATATAGTCCTCGTTCTCTCGTGAGAGAGACGACTGCAGCAATCGAGGGGGAGGTGACACCATCGTGGTATACAGACTATGCCACAGGCATCGCTAACAAGTTTGGCCTATATGTTTATGTGAAGGGGATCCATATTCCTGATTCGAAAGTGGGGCCAGGACAGACCAACTTGGTTAAATTCAGAGCTTTTCTAAATTCTTTCTCGGAAAACTACACCACTAAATTAAAATCCGAAGAACTTGTAGGACACTATGAACCACTCAGAAAAGTAACCGGCGTAGAGAGAACTGTTCAGGTGGGGCTTGAGATCCCCTCCTTCAGCTTAGAGGACTCCATGCAGAATTTACAGGAAGTCAAAAGCTTTGTACAACTTTTATACCCCAGAACGTCCACGAGAAAGGCGGGCTCAATTCACCAGAAGCATGTGATTTCGGGAGGAGACCCCCTTTTCAGGGTAAAGTTCGCTAATTTAATAGTGGATTCTGAGGCTGTGATGGAAGAAGGCGCTTCAGTTAACTCTCACCCCATCACGACTTTGGGACAGAAAGGGTATATAGATAATTTAAGTTATCAGTTTGATCCAACACCGGGCTTCTATGTTCTTCCAAATGGGTTTACTTATCCAAAACTAATAACCTTAAGCTTTAATTTTTATCCCCTTCACGAAGTCTCTCCTTCGTGGACAAATAACGGGTTTGATCATAAAAATATCCCCGCCGCTGTACAGCCCGACTTACAAGGACAGCTGGCTACTCATAGTGGGCCGTTGGGAACTCCCGTCTCCGTAGACTCAGCAGGGGCGTCGGGCCTGGAAGATACGCCGGCTCCCATTATAGGGAGTCAAGGGGAAACCCTTTTAGGTCAGAATATCATCGAATAAAATAGGAAGAGGAAATTTCAAATGAGCATTAGAAACAAAAGCGGAACATTCAACAATAACAAAAATTTATATAGTGAATACTTTAGGGAGAGAAATGTAAAGTTTATTAAACAATATGAATCCCCAACACTCAACTATCCCACCTCGGAAGATATAGCAGATTTAACTTTAATTAAGCACGTCTGGACCACCGGAGACCGGTTTTATAAATTAGCGCTGACACATTATGGAAATATGAGTAATTGGTGGGTCATCCCCTGGTTCAACCAAAAACCCCTTGAGTCGGATTACAATTACGGAGATATAGTGTATATCCCCCTTCCCATCGAAGAAGTGTTGGCCCTAACATAACCACATGAGTAAACTAAGGAAAAGAAATGAGTTAGATTCGTTTGACGAACAAGATTTCATGATAAGATTACTCCCCTACTTTCAAGGACTGAAGGGCAAGTATTTGTATGAGGGCTACGAGAGCGTGACCATGTTAAGTCCATACACTGGAGTAGGAGGAGGAGTACCTAAAGTACAGGAAAATATTACTTTTTTAGCCGATTTACAGAGTTATAAAAAAGGAAACCACTTTAAAAGATTTAGTTTAATGGAAAGATTGCCAAAAGAAGTTTTAACTTCTCTGAATCCCTATGTTCGAATTTATAAAGTGTTTTACAATGATGACGAGACAGACAAGAGGCCCGCCACTGAATTTTTAGCTCAGATGCCGTTTAATAATTTCAAATCATCCAGGTGGGACACTAGCCAGCACCAGGGTTATGCCCCCGGAGAACTAGCGGTGGGCCTCAAGAGCTTTGATTTTGATTATTTGGGGAACCACCCTGGAGAAGTTGAGACATTTATTGATTGTAAATTAAAACTCTATTTTTCCAGCGTTAAAGCCCTCTTTCATCAATATACTACCAAATATAAAGTTGGCAACGAATCTAAAAAACATAAATATTCTTTTTTAGATTTAATAAAGCGCCCTAAAGAATATTTAAAAGGTGGCCCGGACCAGATCGCTCGCGTTTTTAATCCTGGGTATTTTCGGATTCGAGCCGATGTCGGGTATTTGACGCCCGACGATGAGACTTTAACTCAGGCTGTGCAAGGGATGGTAAAGGCCGGAGCACTTCCCTCAGCACGGGCCACAGCGTATAAAAACTCATTGGCGGACGAGATTGACAAAGCCAAAGTTTCATTTTATCTCACTTTACAGAGACATGTGGTAACTCCAGCATTGGATGTGCCCTCGGGAGGCTTTGACATGGAATTAACGTTCAACGCTGCTGTAGAAAACTCTTTGGACTCTTCCGGAGCTGACATACTTCTGGCTGGCAACACCGCCGCTCAAACAAAAGCTTTGGAAAAATCAGATGAAACCACCCTGTTTAATCTTGCTCGGAAAAACCTTAATGATCAATATAATAACCCCAAGTTGGCAGACCTCTTAGATACGGTAGACTTTTGGGAGCTTTTTGATACCACATTTGGACAAGGTGATTTATGGTTCTACCGTCTCCATGTGAGAGATATGGCAACCGGAGCCCCCACATGGAAAGCCATATTACAAAAAGCCCCAAAGCCCAGAAACGAAAATTATATCGCACTGATGGACCCAGTTCGATTGGGAAGTCTTGGCTTTTATGGCGACACTCCCGACAGCAAAGTTAAGATACAAAACCTGATGATGGCACAGCCCGTTCAATGGGCAAATTTGGCGAGTGGACAGAACCGACACAACCCTGGTTTTACTGATGACAACATAAGGGTGGTTTACGAGTATTACGTGTATCGAGCCGGAGTAGCTGGATATAAAATAAGAAATGGGATGGCAGACCACCAAATACGAGAGAGGGCATACAGTCGACTCATCAGGGATCTCTTGAGCCCAGCTAGACTGTATGACACCGCCCTTCATAAATCAGCCCCTATTAAGGTTTATCGAACATCAGTATCTCGTTCTGTGTTGAGGCAATTTAACAAGAAGGTGGGCGATATAAGTCCCACTCCCGAAGAGTCCAGACAAATACGAAAACGCGCCACCGAAGGGGAAAATCCTCAAGATGTGGCTGACTCTTATACACGACCCCGAGTTAACATTTTAAAAAGTTTCTTGGACGACCTAGCTTCAGGCACCCAGTTTACACGGGCCGGTTCCCTTGAGGGCAGTCTAAATTCAGAATTAGATAAGTATTACACACACCTCCAGGACCAAATTCGACAATCTCAGACTCAAGATCGCTCCAAACTACCCGGCTTCGCCCAAGCGAACCCTAAAGTAAATGATAGCGACCCCGGTGGACTAGTCGATTTGAGATGGGTCTATTTTGGAGACCTTGTGGATACGGCTATAGATATTACGAAAAATGCCCACCTTAAGCTTAATAGTGAAATGAGACTAAACTTGTGGTCCCGCAAAGACAAAACTGATTCCACAGATAAGTGTATTGTTGTGATGGGGAATTATCGATACACGGACACATCAGGCAAAGAACGACTGTTTAATCTGGCTCGTTTCCCCATTCCCCTTCGAAGTATTATAACTTTTTGGAATAAGAATGTTGTAGCACCTCAGCGAGACCAATATTTCCTTCGGTCCTTCATTCGAGACGCTTACGTTCAACTGGTGTTGAACCCCTTAAACGCCACCCCCCGAGATGCCACCATTGGTAAACCAGAAACTTATTCCCCTCATTATGAAGTTGTTTCTCTTTCTAAAACATCCCGAGCAAAAGTACAAGTGGGGTATCATATTAATAATAGCTTGAGTCCGAGGGATGAGATTCGACAAATCACTGATTCGATGGATCAGGCCTATATGGCTGGGGCCACCGGCAATAAGGTTACATCTTATGGTCATCAAGACGTTTTGTTTTTGGGACTCCAAAAAAACGACCAAACCTCCCTCTTCTCTAATAACCGAGCCAAGGACATAAAAAAAGGAATTCAATACTTAAACTTAAAAGAAGAGGGAAGCCCTGTATTAAACATTTCTTTTAATCGGTCGGACCAGCCTTATTTGATGGAAGCGAGAGCGGAGAAGGGGTTATTAAACCGAGCCACTCAGCTTAGTGAGGTATACAATTGTGATTTTACCACCGTGGGGAATATGATGATAAAACCAGGAAAGTTTATATACATCTCCGATCCCCATTTTGGAGATGTTAATAATTTTTTTCAGTATGCTAACGGGGCTTCTGATCTAGGCGAACTAGTATACAGCCCAGAACACGCCAGTGTCTTGTTGGGCTTTGGGGGATACTATTTGGTCACCAAAGCTCGCCATTCTTTGTCGGCTGAAGGTGCTCGATTAAGATGGAAAACCTCGGCCACATGCTTTTGGAACAGTTTTGGCACTAGTTTGGAACAACTACAACAACGCCGAGCGGCCTCCGGAACCGGCGCTGCAGCTGGGATCAAGGCCATTGTCGAGACCGGCGGCTCTTCCATTCCACCATCTCCTTAAAAACGAAACATTAAAAATAATATATGAAGATATTTAGATAAGATGAGCCCTTCTGACCCATACGCCATGTTTTATGCCAAGGCTGCCTTTAATTCCTCCTTTCAACAGGTTGGCACATCGGCACTGGACATGTGGCATGATCGGTCCCTTTATGGCCGAGTCGACCAGAATCAAGATAGTGTTTTTATAACCAATTCTAACATAGGGCAAAAACTTAAAAAATTAGATATCGACGACAAAGCGAGCTTATATTGCATAAATTTTGTTTCAGATGCCTTTACAGCTTTAAGAAATCACATTCAAAAAGCAAATGCCACAGGACATTTATCCCCTACAGGGCTTTATTCTACGTTGAATCCTCAAGCTGCTTACACCAGCATGGAAACAAATTTTGATAGTCACCTGGATCAGTATTTCAACATTTTTAAAGAATATTTGGACACCCTTAAAAAGACCAATAAAATTAAAACTATTCATGATTTTATAGGGGAGCTTAAACTGTTTATAAGGGACTATGCCGCTGATTTGCCACTCACCCGAACGATGTATATTAAATCTCGCTTTTTCAACCCTCTTTCCACAGGACTTATGATTGATTTGTATACGGTTGACGCCAATAATGAGGCTAAGAGAAGGGCCTGTGTGGAGGACAGCACCTTTCCTTTCTTTCAATCGGCGGCTCGTAAACATGGGTTTTATGTGGTTAAGCATATGCCATGGCGAATTGTCGCTAACATATCTTCGATTGCCATGCAACGATACTTTATGAGCCCAGAGGCTCAGTTCTTTAGCGATACAGGCCATCCCTTGGGAGTTCCCAATTATGGCCTTAACTACTCGCCGGGGACCGCCACCAATCTGTTTGGGAAGAGAAATGAGGTCCCAACCCAAGTAGTGGACCCCGACTGGACAGCTTGGAGGGAAGGAAAGATATCGAAGATATTTGACTCCCAAGAACAACACAATCGTTGGAAAGAAGGCCCGGTTTTCACTCAAATATGGAGAAGAGCCGCTCCCTATTATGAAAAAAGTTACCTAACCGATATTGAAACACTAAAGTTGAGCATCGCTAAGATGTGGAATTTGTTGGTATATAACGAGCCAGCTGCTATCGAGGAAGTCCGATGCCCAGCCTCCGCCATTTATAAAAAAATCTTTCATAACCGACAATTCATAGGAACAGAGTCTCCTAGTTTTTTGCCCCCCACATCTCCGACCACCGATATACAAGTTCCTCACCTAAACCGGGACATGGCTCTGGATTATTTTAAAGAAGCCACGATAGAAAAGGAGTGGATTAAATTATATAAAGACTTTCTTTATTATGAAAATAATACAAATATTTCGCCCCGCCGCCAAAAAAGACTTGACAATACCGTGGATAAGTATTATGATGTTAAGGGTTATTCAAAAACCCTGGAATTCATTAACAGCTACTTTAAAAAAATTAAAGGAGCAACGGCGAACTCTAAAGACTGTCAGACTTATACGTTTTGTGAGACAGAACAGCAAAAAATAGCCGCCCATAACCTCTTTCCATCCAATGTCACCGTTATTCAAAATACAACAACTACAGCCCCAGGCCCATCCGGCGGTGGAGACTCAGGCGCGAGTTACTAAAGGTTCGAGTTGCAGTTTCAAGTTTTAGACATTAAGGACCAGTGTGTCGGTGTATACGTCGGCGGTGATCTTCGGTATGACAAGCTTTGCTTAGACGGCCTCCACCGGACGTGGGGTTATGCTAATTTTCTGAGGGACCTGGATATCGAGTATGCCAGCCTCTATTGTGGCGGAAAGACTCTCGAAGAAGTGTGTCCCGACCCTCTGAGAGATGAGTGGGAGCCAGCACTTAATAAATTGAAAGCCTTTTATCGAGCCCTTACGGAGGCTCGAATTGATCTTAACGAGAACTGTTTCTACGACCTTGTTCCAGAAAACTTTATAAAGGATTTTTGTGAGATTAAGGATAAGATAACCACCCACGTTTTTGAAACTTATGAGAGGCCCGCCAATTACGATTTCTTGATGAACCTTCAGGAGATCATTTCAGATATCAAAGTAAGGTCACTTCAGTTGAACTTTTCTAATTTTCGTAATAGAGTCTTCCAGCTTCAGCACAAGAACTGGCACGAGAAGTTACGAAGCGGGCGACCTTATATTGACTATAATATCTTTGGAACCAAGACAGGGAGACTGACGACAAAGAAGTTCAGCTTTCCTATTTTAACTATGCCGAAAGAGTATCGTCAGATTGTTGAACCCACTAATGATTGGTTTTTAGAACTGGACTTTAATTCTGCCGAGATCCGGACCCTGCTTGCTCTTTCCGATTTAGAGCAGCCAGAGGAAGACATCCATGACTGGAATGTGGAGAACGTTTTTGGGGCTGGAACTACACGAAACGAGGCTAAAACAGCGATCTTTGCTTGGCTCTATAACCCAACTGCTAAAAGCGCCGCCGATAATTTTTACGACAAGAAAAAGTTGCTAAAAAAGTACTGGAATGGTGAACAAGTGGAGACATTTTATGGTAAAATAATACCTTCTGATGAACACCACGCTCTCAATTATATAATTCAGAGCACTACAAGTGATTTATTTTTGAGAAGAATGATTGAAGTAAATAAAATATTGGAGAGCAGCAAATCTCACATCGCTTTTTGTGTTCATGATAGCTTGGTAATCGACTTACACGAAGAGGACAAACATCTTGTTCCTCAAATTAAGAAGACATTCTCAGAGACGGATTTGGGAGTTTTTAAAACCAACCTCTCGGCAGGAAAGAACTATGGGCAACTTCAGGAGTTAAAAATATGAAAGTATATAATAAGTTAGTAGCGGTGGATAAATAAAATGGATGCCATCATTGGCCTGGGAAAGGCGGGCTGTAATATCGCCGACAAGTTTAGCCAACATGAGCAGTATAAGATTTATAAGATCGATACGGGGCTTAAGGGCCTCAAGAAAAATGGAATTTATGATATGCCACGCCAGGATAGCCCCGAGAGCTATGAGGCCGAATGCCCTAACATGACGAATTTCTTTAAGAATTGCCCCCGAGAGGTCTTGTTTGTGGTTGGGGGCAGTGGAGATATATCCGGAGCTTCTTTGGCGATCTTACAGCACCTGAAGGGCCGAGAAATTAACGTGATGTATGTTCGGCCCGATGTAAACTTGTTGCCCGAACAAAAGCGGCGACAAGAGTGGGCAGTCTTTAATATTTTTCAAGAGTATGCTCGTTCAGCGATGTTTAAGAGACTGTGGCTCGTGGACAACACCAGCGTCGAGAAGATAATCGGGAACGTTCCCCTCATTGGATACCACCAGAAACTTAATGACCTTATTGTGTCCACTTTCCATATGCTGACCGTGTATAACCACATTGAGTCGGTGACGGATACGTTTTCAGACCCTTACATGACTCATCGAATCTCCACTCTTGGCATAAGTGACATGGGGGGCTCAAGTTATAAATTGTTTTTTCCTCTTTACAAAACCACGGATATAAGGTATTATTATGCTATTAATAAAGACCGTCTGGAAAGCGACGGCACACTTTTTTCACACATTAAAGAACAGGTAAAAACTTCATTGACTGAGGAAACCAAGACAAGTTATGGCGTATTTTCAACACATTACGAAGACGATTATGTCTATGTGATGTGTTCAACACCAGTTATTCAACGTCATAAAACAAATGATTCAGTTCCTGAAGAAAGTTCTTGACAAAAGAAATAATATTTGATAAAGTACATTATATATTCATTCAGCAGGGCGAATAGGAATCGTCCTGACTATAACTAAAAAAGGAGAATTACATGAGTATTAATATCGACAGAATTAAGCAACGTTTAACGGACTTGCAAAATAAGGGAAACAAAAACTCCCAAGTGTTCTGGAAGCCAAAGGATGGAGAAACAGTTATTCGAATTGTTCCTACTGAAGATGGCGACCCGTTCCGGGATTTTTGGTTTCATTATAATGTGGGGAACACTCCCCCGTTTTTGAGCCCAAAGAAGAACTTTGGAGAAGATGACGCCCTTCAGGATTTCATTCGTGAACTTTTTGACGAAGGAACTGAGGAAAGCGTAAAGATGGCCAAGAGCCTACTTCCTCGCCAACGATTCTTCTCACCAGTACTGGTTCGAGGTGAAGAGCATCTCGGAGTTCGTATGTGGGGCTATGGCAAAATGGCCTATGAAGAATTGCTTAATCTCGTGCTAAATCCAGAATATGGAGATATCACGGATGCCGAGACTGGAACCGATCTTGTAATTAAGTATGGTAAACCAGCGGGTGCTCAATTCCCTCAAACAACCATTACACCTCGTCGACGTTCCTCACCCCTGTGTGAGGATGGTCCCGACCGATGTCGAGAACTGCTCGAAAGTGTTCCGGATGTCTCTACTCTTTTTGAGCGAAAGACACCAGAGCAAGTCGCCCAGATTCTTGATGAGTTCCTTTCGGGGAACCAATCGGCGGAAAGCCGTTCCAACGAAACTCAGAAGTATGGCTCAGGCGATACTGATAAGGGTGGGACAACGGATGTTGAATCCGCCTTCCGGGACCTAATGGACAACTAGTCCATTCAACCCACAGGGAGGCACAGGGTTATCAGGTGCCTCAAATTTACTTACTAACAATGGAGAAACAATATGAGTAAAGCAGAAAACGGAAATACGGTGAGGGTTCACTATAAGGGTACTCTCGAAGACGGAACAATCTTTGATAGTTCTCACGACAGAGGAGAAACATTAGACTTTGAATTGGGAACTGAGAATATGCTCCCTGCATTTCAAGACAACATTGTCGGAATGGAAGTGGGAGAAACGAAAACGTTTGTCTTGTCCTCTACTGAAGCATACGGAGATCCTGTAGCCGAAGCGGTCGTTCCTGTTCCCAAGGCCGCCTTCCCCGAAGACTTTGAGTTTGAGGTAGGAACCGAAGTACAGGGAACTTCCCCCACAGGTGAGATGGTCCGAGCGACAATCGCCGAAGTTGAAGATGAAACAGTGCTGCTGGATCACAACCACCCTCTTTCAGGCAAAGATTTGAATTTTGAAGTTGAGTTGGTGGAGATTCAACCACTAACCACCGATACTGAGTAGAGGATAACATGGCGAAAAAACAAAAGGCAGGTCGTCTCTCGATTGCAGATATGAGAGGGATGATCAATAAAAAGGCCGGAGCTTCAGTTGCTCACAATCTAAAAGAAGACAACCCCACTCAAGTTAAAGAGTGGATTCCCACAGGATCTCGATGGCTCGACTCTATTGTCTGCCGCGGCCAGTTAGCTGGCATTCCAGTGGGAAAAGTCGTTGAAATTGCTGGACTTGAATCCTCGGGTAAAAGCTATATGGCAGCCCAGGTCGCCGCCAACGCCCAGCAAATGGGCATTGATGTGGTGTATTTTGATTCGGAATCAGCCATTGACCCGACATTTCTTGAGCGAGCAGGTTGTGACGTTGATCGACTCTTATATGTCCAGGCTCAATCTGTGGAATTTGTCCTTGAGACTATTGAGGATCTTCTAGGAAGTAACGATAGTCAAATGTTGTTTATTTGGGATAGCTTGGCTTTGACCCCAGCTATCAGTGACGTTCAGGGGGACTTTGACCCCCTCTCATCAATGGCCGTTAAGGCTCGAATTCTCGCTAAGGGCATGAGCAAATTGACTGTTCCCATCGCCAACAGTCAGTCCACGTTCTTGGTTCTTAACCAGTTGAAAACCAATATTACTCGGAGTCCATCTCAGGCTCTTGTTGAGCCTTATATGACACCAGGGGGCAAAGCGCTCATTTATGCTTACTCTCTTCGTATTTGGCTTACTGGCCGAAAAGCCAAGGCGTCTTTTATTACCGACGACCACGGTTTCCGTGTTGGTTCAGAGGTAAAGGCAACTTTAAAAAAGAGCCGCTTCGGCACCCAAGGTCGCCAATGTACATTTAAGATCCTCTGGGGAGATGACATTGGAATTCAGGATGAGGAAAGCTGGTTCGAGGCAGTCAAGTCTTCGAAGTATCTGAAATCTTCCGGAGCATGGTATTCCATGGATATGGGTGACGGCACCGAGGTTAAGTTTCAGCCTTCTAAATGGAAAGAAAAGATGGCCGATGAAACTTTTAAAAGCCGAGTCTTGAAAATTATGGATGAGGAAGTTATCCTCAAATTTGATAAGCGGGAAGGGGATGCATCGGAATTTTATGACATTGAAGAGGTGTAATCATATTTATTATAGTATGATTGAGAATCAGAAAATACTTCTTTTAAATTCTGATTATCGCCCCCTTAATTTTGTAACATGGAACCGAGCCCTTAAACTTCTTCTGAAAGAGAAGGTCGACGTGGTTTCGGAGTGGGAAGGTAAAGCAATACGGTCAGTATCCGGAGCGATACAATTACCAGCAACTCTTCGCCTCCGAAGCCAGGTTAGATTTTTTCGTAAAAAGATAATTTTTTCGAAAGCCATGGTAAAGAAAAGAGATAACTACACCTGCCAATACTGTGGTGTTCGTCCTTCAAGAACCCACACCACTATTGATCATGTCATTCCTGTATCTAAAGGGGGGCAGTCTTCATACGAGAACTGTGTGACAGCCTGTTATAAATGTAATAATAAGAAGAATGACAGGCTACTTTCCCAAATTGGAATGAGACTGAAGACAAGGCCAACCAAGCCTTGTTATGATATATACTATGGATTAACCCCTTCTAGTGAACGACATCCTGATTGGCATATGTTCCTGAAGTGATCATAGTCTTTAAAATAGTCGTGGGGCTGGTTGTCGCCAATTTATATGAGTGGATAATTCACAAATACATCCTTCACATGGTGGGAAAGCGTAAAAATAGTTTCTGGAAGTTTCATTGGAGTGACCATCACAGCCAGTGCCGAAAGAATAACAATCACGACACCACAGTTTATAAAAAAGAGTTACTTGCTTTATCGCTATTGGTGATACTACACTTACCTCTTCTTTATGTAGATATTATTTTCTTGACAACCGTAGTAGCCTATGCTATATTATACTATACTATCCATCGATATGCCCACACTCACCCAGAGTGGGGGAAGAAACATCTGAGATGGCACTGGGATCATCACATGGGAAAAAATCAAGACGCTAATTGGTGCATCTTATTTCCCATGTGGGATCATATTTTAAACACAAGAGAAAAATGAAAACGAAAAGATATTTGATTGTTGACGCCCTCAACATGTATTTTAGGGCTTACATCGTAGACCCCTCCTTGTCCAGCAATGGTCAACCCATCGGAGGAACCAAGGGCTTCCTCAAGATTTTACAGAAGCTAATGAGAGAAACCAGACCAGACGCCGTTGTAGTGGTTTGGGACGGCCCAGGAGGCTCTCAGAGAAAGAAAATCGTCAACAAGGGATACAAAGACGGCAGAAAGCCTCTTCGCCTCAATAGGGGCATCCAGGGGATGCTGGACGAAAACGAAGAACTTGAAAATAAAATTTGGCAGCAGACAAGGCTGGTGGAATATTTGAATCATCTTCCGATTGCTCAAGTTATGCTCCCCGGCATCGAAGCAGATGACGTCATCGCTTATATTGTGGGATTACCCAATATGAAGGAGCACCAAAAGATCATCGTCTCCAGTGATAAAGACTATATTCAATTGTGTGACGAATCTACAGTCTTGTTTAGGCCGGTCCAAAAAGAAGTGCTTAATAAAAACAAAATCTTGGAGCGTTATGATATTCACCCCACCAACTTCGCCTTGGCTCGTGCCATTGCTGGCGATAAGAGTGACAACCTGCCGGGAGTTCCCGGTGTTGGGCTTAAAAGTCTGGCTAAAAAGATGGACTTCTTGGCCACCGACGAAGGGGTGACAGTGGACGACATCGTGGATTTTTGTAAAGACAACTTAGATTCTAAATTAAAAATGTACAACAGTATCTTAGAAAATGTTAATGTGATTCGAGACAACTATAAAATAATGCAGTTGTACTCCCCCAGCATTCCTATAGATGGCAAGAAGACCGTTCGAGAAAGCATTTACCAGTTTGATTGCTCTTTAAACAAGACCGAGGTCATCAAGATGATGAATGAGGATGGCTTCGGCGCCTTTGACTGGACGTCTCTATGGCAAATATCTCAGCATTTAATATTTGAGAATTGCTAAGAAATTAACTAATTAAGGACATGAGCGACATGAAAGACATAATGAACAAGTGGAGAAAGACTATCGAAACAATTAACGAAACCACCTACAGTAGAATCCTTAAAAAAATTGAGGATATGAAGGTTCCCTTTGTTGTGATCTCTGGCGATAGACACGAACACTCCAGAAACCAAAACAACAAGAGAAACAAAAATCTCAAACAGGCCATCAAGACCAGTGGATATCCTTTCGCTGATCTGGAGGGGTCTTGGGTTGAGAAGGGTGAGGACGGCGAGCCGGTTAGAGTAATAGAAAAGTCGGTGATCGTTTATGATGAACCCCGAGGAGACTCTGAAGGGGATGAGAGAAAAGAACTGTTTGAATTAGGAAAGGACCTTTCCGAACTCTATGAACAGGACGCTTTTATTTTTGGAGAGCCAGGAGCCAAGACCAATCGAATGCACATCAATGCTTACGACAGCAGTGGAAATGCTGTAGAGTACGGCGGCCCATGGTCAACCCTGGAGAAAATTCCCAACGACTCTGATTTCTGGTCGAGAGTCAGGGGGACAACCTTCGTCTTTAAAGAAGAGGGTCAAAAAGATATTTTGGAGGTCGAAGCACCGAACTCCTTTATTGAAGCACTTTGTAAAGCCAACGAGTATAAAGGCAAGAATTTTGTATTTGTCAGAAAAAGTAAATCAGACCTTGACAAATCTTAATTTTTTTGTTAGTATAAACACAATACGCCTTTAGCTCAGTGGTAAGAGCGCTCGTCTTATAAGCGAGTAGACCTGGGTTCGACTCCCAGAGGGCGTACTTTAAAGGAGTATAAATGAGACGAGCATTACTGGTAATTTCAGTATTTTTATTGGGGGGTTGTTTAATAGATACAAGCCTTCCGGGTCCCACCGGACCTTATTTAATAGAACCCCTTTGTGAATACGAAGAAGACCTTTATTGGGCAAAGGGAAACCCAACCTATTGTTACCCGGATACCTGTTGTGTGTGGGAATATATGGACTATTCCGGCTGGCTGTGTGAAGAAACATGGTGTCGTTATGAGGATCCTTACGGTTGTTGGTGGGAAAACATCGACATTCAGTGTTGGTGATTCATGGACCCGACTAACGCTAGTTTTGCAAAGTTTGGAAAGAACTTCCAAGAAAAATTATGTGAGTTGATTCTTAAGGATCGAGCCTTTTGTGATCAGATTATGGAAGTTCTGGATATTAATTTCCTCGAACTCAGGCACCTGAGAGTGTTTGTTAAAAAGATTCTCGAATATAAGGCTCAATATAAAATTCACCCCTCCAGTGATGCCATGATCTCCATTCTCCGAGCCGAACTCGACGACGAAGACGGAGCAACCCAGAAGACGACCAGAGACTTCTTTGTTCGTGTAATGAGTTCCGACGAGAATCCCGATGATGAAGACTATATTAAGCACACCGCCCTGGACTTCTGCCGAAAACAAAAACTTAAAGAAGCAATGATCAAGAGCGCCAAGCTGATCCAGAACGCGTCCTTTGATGAAATTTCGAAGATCGTTAACGATGCTTTGAAGTTGGGGTCGGACAACAACTTCGGTTATGATTACATCGAAGACTTCGAGGAAAGATTTAAATTAAAAACAAGAAACCCAATCACTACTGGGTGGGAATATATTGATGAGATTTGTCGGGGAGGTCTGGGCAATAGTGAGTTGGGTGTTGTTATCGCCCCCACGGGCTCAGGGAAATCAATGGCACTTGTCCATTTGGGAGTTCAGGCTTTACTAGAAGGTCGTACTGTGGTACACTATACTTTGGAGTTGGCGAGCACAACCATAGCCACACGTTATGACAGTTGTATCACCAAGATCCCCCTTTCCGAGATTACTAAGTTTAAAGAGGATATCTATGAAAACATCCGAGACATTGAGGGAAAATTGATCATCAAAGAATACCCCACAAAATCAGCCAGCCCCAATACTATTCGGACTCATTTAGAAAAATTATATCAAAGAAACATAAAACCCTCAATGATTATAGTGGATTACGGAGATTTACTTAAACCTTCTGTTGCCACCAAAGAGAAACGACATGACCTAGAGACTATTTATGAGGATCTCCGAGCAATCGCTCAGGAGTATGTGTGTCCGGTGTGGACAGCATCACAAACTAATAGGTCTGGATTGAACGCTGAAGTGGTAACAATGGAGTCGATTTCCGAAGCATTTAATAAATGTTTTGTGGCAGATTTTATTTTCACAATCTCCAGAACCATCGAAGACAAACGAACAGATTCGGGAAGAATTTTTGTGGCCAAGAATCGAAATGGCCCGGATGGAATAGTCTATCCGATGACCATGAGGACGAGCAATGTTCACATTGATGTTCATCGTCATTTAGATGAGATGCCGGAGGCCGGCGTTCCAATGTCGGCAAAGGACTATAAGCAAGAATTAGCTGAAAAATACAAGAAATATACAAAGAAAGGAGCAAGCAATGGTTGACAGCAAAAAAGTTGAGAAGAAAACATTAGATTATTTTGGCGGAGATGAGCTTGCCGCCAACGTATGGATTACAAAATACGCTCTTAAGAGTAAGAAGGGAAAGTTGCTGGAGACAACTCCAGACGACATGCATCGACGACTGGCCTCTGAATTTGCCCGAATAGAGCAAAAGTTCGATGGACCACGAGCATTGTCTGAAGAATCAATTTACGAGGTTCTAAAGGGGTTTAAGTATATTGTCCCCCAGGGCTCCCCCATGATGGGTATTGGCAATAACGAGGTGAACCTTTCCTTATCTAACTGTGTGGTCGTTGACTCTCCCGGTGATAACATTTCTTCAATCGTGGACAGCGGGAAAGAGCTTGCTAACCTCTTCAAGCGCCGCTGTGGCGTTGGCTTAGATATTTCGGAGTTACGACCAGAGGGAACTTATGTTAATAACTCCGCCGGAACTACAACAGGCGCTTGGTCCTTTGCTGATTTCTATTCTTATGTGTGCCGAATGATCGGGCAAAACGGACGCCGAGGAGCCCTTATGATCACCATGGATGTTCGACACCCAGATATTCAGAAGTTTGTAACAATGAAGCATGATCTGACGAAGGTGACCGGAGCCAATGTGTCGGTAAAAATCAGCGATAGTTTTATGGAGGCTGTTGAAGCGAAGGAGAAATTTACCCTTCAATTTCCGGTTGACTCGGATTCCCCAACTTACACCGAAGAAATCGATGCTGAGGCCCTGTGGGATCAGATTGTGGAGTCTGCCACAGAGACAGCGGAACCGGGTCTGATGATGTGGGATAACATCATTAACAATCTCCCAGCCCACAGTTATTCCGACGTGGGATTTAAAACAATTACAACCAATCCGTGTGGGGAAATTCCCTTATCAGCTTATGATAGTTGCCGCCTTATTTCTATTAATTTAAAGAACTTCGTGAAGAATAAGTTTACTCAAAATGCCGAGTTTGACTTTGAACACTTCACTAACATTGCCAGTGTGGCGATGAGGCTTTCGGACGATCTCGTTGAGCTTGAGGTCGAAAAGTTAGAAAACATTATAAGCATTTGTGACACACCAGACGAGAAAGAAATGTGGACAAATCTTTTAAACGCGTGTCGTAATGGCCGGCGAACTGGCCTTGGGACCCATGGACTAGCCGATGCCCTCGCTTGCCTCGGGGTAAAGTACGACAGCGAAGAGGCCGAGCAGATTGTCGATAAAGTTTATTCCACTCTCAGAAACTCAGCATATACAGAAAGTGTTAACTTGGCCAAAGAGCGGGGAGCTTTCTTGGCCTTTGACTGGGAGAAAGAAAAGGATAACGCCTTTATTAAAAGATTGCCAACAGCAATTAAAAAACTAATCAAGCACCACGGAAGGAGAAATATTTCCATTCTTACAAACGCTCCCACCGGAAGTGTCTCTATTTTATCTCAGACCAGTTCGGGACTGGAGCCGGTGTTCAGGAACAGTTATAAGAGAAGAAGAAAGCTTTCTCACAACGAGACAGGTGTTGAGCCAGATTTCGTTGATGATATGGGTGACAAATGGTTGGAGTACGATGTTTTCCACCATAACGTCCAGGAATGGAAAAACACCCACTTGGGAGCAGCCACTGTTCCAGATTTTTTTGTGACCAGCGATCAAATTGACTGGACTCGAAGGGTTGCTATTCAAGCGGCGATCCAACAGAACATTGACCACTCCATTAGTTCGACGATTAATTTGCCTAAAGGAACTCCGTCATCGGTGGTTTCAGATCTTTACCGCTTGGGGTGGAAGAAGGGCCTTAAAGGGATTACCGTTTATGTGGACGGGTCTCGCTCCGGAGTATTGGTGTCTAATGACACTAAAGCCCCGACCGAAAAATTTCCTCAAAACATTGCCCCACGACGTCCTGACGATTTAGATTGTGACATCCACCACACAACCATTAAAGGGGAAAGGTGGACTATTCTCGTGGGACTTTTCCAAGATAAGCCATATGAGGTTATGGGGGGACTCTCCAATTTGATTGAAATCCCCAAGAGATATACGGGTGGGAAGCTCGCCAAGCAATCTTATAAGACAAAAGAGAATCGTTACGACCTCACGTTCGGAGAGAACGGCGACGAGGTTGTGGTGAAAGATGTCGTTAAAGTTTTCGACAACCCCAACAACTCCGCGTTTACTCGAATGATATCGCTCGGTCTCCGTCACGGAGCGAAGCCATCCTTTTTGGTGGAGCAACTTCAAAAAGACAAAGATAGTGATATGTTTAGCTTTGCTCGTTGTGTCGGCAGGATCCTTAAGAACTATATCAAGAACGGAGAACGAGCCCACTCCGACAAGGCTTGTCCAAGTTGTGGCGCCGACCATGGCCTCATTTATCAAGACGGTTGTGTGACCTGTACTAAGTGTGGTTATTCGAAGTGTGGATAAAAAGCTTGACAGAAGAAGAAAAAAGAACTAATATAACTAAACAAAACAAAGGAGTTATGATGAAATTTAGTCCAAGAAACCGACACTTGTTGGTTGAAAAAATAGACAAACCACAAGAGGAAAACAAGCCTTCAATTTTACTGCCAGATGACTATAAGCCAGCCGTGGAAGAACACTCTTATGTGAGAATCAAAGATATTTCTCCTGACTGCACGGTCAATATTTCACGAGGAGACATGGCCTTGGTGGAAACACACATGCTTAATAAAGTTGAACTTCAAGAAGAGACGAGCTTTTTGATTTTAGAAAATTATGTGTTGGGGATTCTAACGAGGCGCTAAGATGACTTTCCCTGAACTTATATGTGCCGCCGTCGTGTCGCTTACGATGCCGAACGCCGACATTGCTTGTGAACACATGGAGCTTTTAGTGGATGTTGCCGAACAGGAAAACGTAGATCCCCTCGTATTAACCGCCCTCATCCACGTTGAAAGCAGGTGGACCCCCACAGCTAAAAGTCGGTCTAATGCCTGTGGCTTAACCCAAGTTCTCCCTAAGTATTCGGGAGGCTGGAGAGGAAGATTTGGAAAAAAACTAACGTGTAAACAATTGTTTGATCCAGAGACCAGTATTCGAAGAGGGACCGCCATAATGGGATATTATTTACAAAAATATCGGAGGAGCTATAAGCGAAGCCTTTGCTCTTATAACGCTGGACCTGGCCGTTGCCGCCGTGTAAAGCCTCGCCACAAAGGTCACCGCTATGCCACTAAGGTTTTAAAATTAAGTCGCCGCTTAAAACGAGAACTTAGAAAGGTCGAAGAAGAGGCCCGGAACCAAGAATATGTTCCGGGATGCTATGAGTAAGAAGGTCACACACTATAAAGAGATAGTGATTGGCTCGGGACTCCCCGCTGTAATGTATTCCTTCTTCAACTCTACTCCACTGATTTTTAAGAAAACCCGAAAGCCGGAAGTGTTCGAGACATTTGATTCTCGCTATAAATTAAAATATACTAAAAAACTAGAGGACCTCTTTGATTTTACTAAAACTCAACAGGAGGTATGGACGAAAATAATATTCGCTCTGCAGGGAGCGGGCCTTATCACGAGCAATGAATATACATTGAGTCTTCGTGTAGACACCACCAACAAAGAAATTAAAGTGGTAACATATAAGGCGGGCCTTGTAACCTTTACTTATGATAAATTGATTATTTTCGAGGATGAAGATGTCCAGGGACTCCCGGCGCCTATTCAACGCCTTGATGAATTTCAAGTTATAGACTGGTTTCGTGTGAGATCGTGTGGCCCACACTCGGTATCTTACATCAAGGGAACCGACAAGTTTATAAATGAAATTCACTTTGTGGAATTTTCAGCCACCAGCAGGCCAAACTCACTGGCTGCCATTTCTTATCTTACGTTATCTCAGATGATGTCTTTTGATTTTTCAGATACTATGGCCAAGTTTAAAATACAAGAAATGATGAAGAAAGAGGGGATTAAAGGGCCAAAAAACGGAGAAGATCCCTCGAACCCCGGAGAGCACCGCTATGGACCTATTAAACTAGAATCTGCCTATCGAAAGATGTGGAGAAGAGATATGCACCTATACCCGCCCGTGGATGGAGTGGAATTTTATAACACTGATGCATTGGGAGTTATTATGAATAGCAAGCTGGACAAAGAGTCCTATCAATATAAACTTTATAAGATGATTAATGGAACTGGGGGAGAATAATAAAAACTCTTTTCACTTGGCGGGGATAGTTCCAATTGCCGGTCAGCCAATGGACTTTAGTTTTCCGTGGAACGACTGCCTTATGCCTATCGGAAAAGATTATTTGGCCGTGGAGAGGAGTATCTTAGAGTGTGCCTATGCCGGGTGTGAAACCATCTGGGTTATCTGTAACGAAGACACCCAACCCCTCGTTAAGAGCAGAGTGGGGGACTATATCTTAGATCCCGTCTTTGCCACCAGCGACTATAAAAAACACCCAAAAGAGTTTCAGAAACAAATTCCCATATTTTATGTTTCTATTCACCCCAAAGACCGCTTCAAAAGAGATTCGATTGCCTGGAGTGTTCTTCACGGAGCTAATTCAGCTTATTTTGTGAGTAAGAAAGTTAGCCGCTGGGTTGTCCCCGATAAGTATTATGTATCTTTTCCGTGGGGAGTGTATCCTCCTGATATCCTTAGAGAACATCGAAGAACAATCTCTAGTGATGATAAGGTATTCTTATCGTTTGGAGGAGAGAACATTACTCATGGACACTTCATGGGTTTCACTTTTGATGCCGAAGACTTCTTCATGCTCCGTGACACTTTTAAAGAAAAATATAAAATTACTGGAAAGGGGGTCCAAAAAATAAAATTAAACGAGCTATTTTGTTTTTTAAACCTAGATCACTATCAAAAAATACTTTGTCCCTGGTATCATTCCATTGACAATTGGGAAGATTACTCTAATTATATTGGATCGACGGACGCCAAAAGTCTTTCCCCTATTTCCTCTTTTATTTTAAAGAGAAAGGAATTGAATAAAATGGCAACGGAGGAAAACTAATGGCAGGATCAAAATATGGAGACGGAGCACAGATATCAGGCTCCCTGGCCGTGTCAGGATCGGCAACTTTTAACGAAGAGAGTGAGGACGTAGACTTCAGAATTGAATCCGATAACAGACCTTATGCGTTCTATGTTGATGCCGCTAATGACAGAGTTGGTCTGGGTTGTTTCACAACGCCCAATCACAATATAGAGATTCAGCATGAAGGAGCAGACGGAGACGAGGGAATTATGATTATCCGTTACGATGGTGCCGTATATCCAGACAATATTCTGGGAGGGATCGGGTTCGATTCAGCAGATGGGAATAGACCCAGCCGAACAACTGAAGCATCAGTATACGTGGCCGGATATGCCTCCGAGCACCATTCGACAACGGACAAGGGAGGTTATTTAGTTTTCGGAACAGCCCCTGACGATCAAGACGATGATACGACCAGCATAGAGAGAATGAGAATTACTTCGGACGGCAAGGTCGGCATCGGAACGGATGCTCCCGACTACACACTTGATGTAGCAGGCGACATTGGAGTAGATCAATACATCTATCACAATGGAGATGGCAACACACTCATCAATTTTGCTGATGATAAAATAATCCTCAAGGCGGGTGGTAAAGCAATGATTACCGTGGAGGAAAAAGGCTCTGCTCCTCACGAAATTACGCTTAACGATGGAAGCAACAATATCGACTTTGTTGTCAAAGGTAACGGCTCTGGTGAAGGAAATCCGGGCTTGAAGTTTGATGCTAGTACTAATAGGTTGGGTATCAACGGCGTGGGCACTCCAGACGAGTCGCTACATGTCGACGGCAATCTTAAAGTTGTTGGAGATGACCCGAGGATCAAAATCGACGGAGACACCGACAGCCATCCCGGTCTTGAGTTGTACGAGAACGGCACGAGAAAATGGATCGTTTTTAACGATTATACTACCGACAATCTGACATTTAAAACTAACACCACTACCAGAATGGCAATCGACCAGAACGGTAACGTGGGCATTGGAACAACGACCATTAATAGCAATGCTGTCGGAGTCTTAACTATTAAAAACGGAACCTCCCCTTCTGCCGTTACATCCAATCAGATTTATATCGGCAGCAAAGACTCAACTGGACTTTCTTCGAATGGAGCAACAGTGGAACTGTTTTTGGAAGGTGGCCCAGAAGCCTCCTCTATGAGCGTCCCTAACATGTCCCATCGAATTTCGGTCTGGATTAATGGCACGGAATATTTTATATATTTAGATCCGGCATAACAGCTTAGAAGCTTCATTGAAAATAGTTTGAAGAAAATACTTGACATTCTATTAATACTATGTTAGTCTAAGACTGTAAAATAATTGGAGAAACATATTGTCTAAAAAAATACCCTTTGTTGGGTTACACGCCCACAGTGGCTTGAGCCTGAACGACGGTCTTGGTTATCCTCAAGACCATATTGACTTCGCCCTTCACAACGGTTCCGATGCTTTGGCGCTAACCGACCACGGGCACATGAACGGTCTTCCTTATCAGGTTCTACACGCTAAGAGACTTAAGGCGAATGGGGATAATTTTAAGCCCATCTTTGGGGTCGAGGCTTATTTCTTGCCTTCCCTTGAAGAGTGGAGAGAAGAATACGAGAGAGCAAAAAATGAAAAAAAGAAGGTGGATCGTGATATTTCTCTAAGTATTGAAGATGAAAGCGCTTCTAAGCAGAAAGTGACCAATATCTTAAAGAAAAGGAACCACCTTATCTTGCTTGCCCAGAACCAAATGGGCTTGAACAACATATTTAAGCTAGTTTCGGAGAGTTACAAAGATGGAAATTTTTATAGATATCCTAGAATGGATTATAATCTCTTGTCTCAATATAGTGATGGCGTTGTTGCTGCCAGTGCTTGTCTTGGTGGAGTATATGCTGGAAACTATTGGGACAATAAAGAAGAGGGCGATGAAGCTGTTCTGGAGGCGATGAGAGACACCACTCGTCGAATGAAACAGATATTTGGAGACCGATGGTTTGGAGAATTACAGTGGAACAATATCCCGGCACAGCATGAGCTTAACAAGTATATTGTTAAAGTATGTCGTGAGTTTGATGTTGATCTTATCTCTACTGCTGATAGCCATTACCCAAACCCTGATGCCTGGAAAGACCGAGAACTCTATAAACGAATTGGGTGGCTCGGAAAAGGCGGTCTCCCCTCTTATATGGACCCCGAACTCCCTGGAGGAGTAGAAGAGATCGGCTACGAGCTTTACCCCAAGAACGGGGAACAGATGTGGGAGTCTTATCAAAAATACTCAGAACTGTTAGACACGAATTATGATGACTCGCTAGTGAGAGACTCCATCGAGAGAACTCATCATATTGCCCATGATCTCATTGAAGACTTCTTACCGGATAACGAGGTTCGACTTCCCAAATTTGTTGTTCCCGCCGGAAAGACAGACATCCAGGCCCTAACCGAAGATTGCTTGGCCGGTCTAGCCGAACGAGGGCTTGATGAGAAAGAAGAGTATGTTGAGAGACTCAAGGAAGAACTTACGACGATTAAGGATCGAGGCTTTGCCAAGTATTTCCTCACCATGAAGGCTATTGCCGACAAGGCCACTTCCGTTCAGTTAACGGGACCAGGGCGAGGATCAGCAGCAGGGTCACTAGTAGCCTATGTGCTAAACATTACTCAGATCGACCCGATTAAATATGGGCTTTTGTTCTCTCGCTTCTTGAGGCGAGATGCTGTGGACTATCCAGATATTGACTACGACGTGTCAAACCCGATGGACCTTAAGGAGATTCTTATTGAAGAGTGGGGCGACTCGACCGTTGTTCCCATTTCTAACTATAACACTCTGCAGCTTCGTTCTCTTATCAAGGACGTGTCTAAGTTTTATGACATTCCTTTTTCGGAGGTAAACCTGGTTACAGGGAGGATGATGCAGGAGGCAACACCGATTGCCAAAAAGGTTCATGGCATCAAAGCAGGCGTTTACGTCCCGAACTTCGAAGAGGTGATGGAATATTCAGACAGTCTTAAAAAGTTCTTGGATAAATATCCTTATGTGAAAACTCATATCGTGGCCCTCTTGGGCCAAGTACGCTCGGTGTCTCGTCATGCTGGAGGCGTCGTGATCGGAGAGAATCTAGACCAGTGGATGCCTCTAGTTAATAGTGGAGGGGTGAGACAGACCCCATGGAGCGAAGGTCAGAACGTTCGACACCTGGAGCCACTGGGCTTTATTAAGTTTGATATTCTTGGACTGGCGTCCTTAAGAATGATCGAGGATGCTGTTCGACATATTCTACGTCGACATCACGGAGTGGAAAACCCCACGTTTGATCAGGTGAAGGATTACTATGATGAACATCTCCACCCCGACAAGATCAACTTGAACGATCAAGATGTTTATAAGAACATTTTCCATGAGGGGAAGTGGGCTGGCGTATTCCAGTTCACGGAGAAAGGCGCTCAGGACTTCTGTAAACGAGCCCAGCCTCGGAGTATTATTGATATCTCCGCTATTACCTCAATTTACCGACCAGGGCCGCTGAGTGCCAAAGTAGACCAAAACTATGTGGAGGCCAAGAAGCGACCCAGCGACGTGGAATATCTCCATGATATGGTGAGGGATGTAACCAAGGAAACATATGGATTCCTGATCTTTCAGGAGCAGATTGCTCTCCTCGCCCACCAGTTAGGAGACGATATTTCCCTCGATGAAGGAAACACTCTTCGTAAACTATTAACCAAGAAAGGAACCGGAGATCATGAAAAGAAAAAACTCAAGATCTATAATAAATTCGTCAAAGGTTGTGTCTCTAAGGGACTATCACAAGGAGACGCCGAAGGACTCTGGCAAACGTTCGAGTACTTCTCAGGGTATGGCTTTAATAAGTCCCACGCTGTCAGCTACAGTATTCTTAGCTATCAGTGTGCCTATCTTCTTAATTACTATCCCTCTGAGTGGATGGCAGCGTTTCTGGACAAAGAGCCCGAAAAGCGAAAAGAAAAAGCAATCAACATCGCCAAGTCCTTTGGATTTAATCTTGAGAAACTAAACGTCAATACATCGGGAAGGGTGTGGGAGATCTCAGAAGATGGCAAGACATTGATCCAGCCACTAACCTCGATCAAGGGCCTCGGAGAGACAGCGATTGAACAAATCTTGACTCATCGACCCTTTGAAACCATTGATGACCTGCTCTTCCGAGAAGGAATCATCCACAGCAAGTTAAACAAGAAGGCCCTGGACGTCATGTGTAGAGCCGGTGCCTTGGACACGATTAGGGATGACCGCTTCAGCGGAATGAAACACATGTGGGCTGCAGCCATCGCTGACCGGCCCAAGAATCCGAAGAAGTTGGCAGCCAATATAGAATCTTATCGAGACGAAAAAGATTTCTCAGTGGATGAAAAGATTATCTACTTATCCGAACTTACTGGGATCTTTCCCATGGACTTGGTGCTAAAGGGTGCCGTTCGACGAAAGCTGGAGGAGAATTACATCCCAGCCATTTCGGATTATGACCCCGACTTACAGGTGGTGTGGTTTATTCCACGAGAGATCATCAAGAGAAAGACTAAAAATGGGAAGACATATTGGATTCTCAACGTGGTGGATTCTAATAACATCACCACCAGCATCAAATGTTGGGGAGTCCGAGATGATGATAAGGTGTACATTAATCGACCTTATATGGCAAAGCTTAGTTATGATGAACAGTGGGGCTTTTCGACCCGTTCCATTCGTCACAACTTGAGACTATTAGGATAAAGAATTGGAAAAAATATACTTTTACAAAATCAGAGAATGTGCTAAAATACCAGAGAGGGCTCACCCAAAAGACGCCGGAGCAGATTTGTTTTATTGTCCAGATCCAGAACTTAGTAATAAATGTCAGTGGGAGGGAGAATCTATTCTGATTGCCGCTGGAGAAAGTTGCCTCATTCCCACGGGACTCAAGGTGGACTTGCCGAAGGGCTATATGCTAGAGATCAAAAACAAGTCCGGGGTAGCCACCAACAAAAGACTAATTGTCGGCGCCTGTGTGGTCGATGCTGGTTATACAGGCGAGATATATGTCAACCTTCAGAACATCGGACGCCAAAACCAGATGATCGAGCCCTCTCAGAAGATTGCACAGGCCGTGGTGGTCCCCATTGTGACCCCTCAAATAGTAGAAACAGTGACTGACCCGGCGGTGGATAACACGTCTCGTGGTTCGGGTGGCTTTGGATCAACAGGAGATTTTTAAAATGGGAAATAAATTGTGGAGAAAAATAAAAAGGAAAAACATAGCTAAAAACAGAAGGGAGGCTCAAAAAGATATGAACGAAAAGACCTCTCTTTTCTTTGACCTTGCGGAAGAATGTAGTGCTTGTGAAAAATCCTTTGACAAAACTGATAAAGACATGGTGAGTTCTTGGAATGTAGTGGTCAAAGAACAGGAAAAAGTGGTCAGACTTTATTGCCCTTCTTGCTGGAACACGGCACACCAACTCATTGAAGATATAAAGAAGAGGGGGATTAAAAATGATAATTAATTCCAAAGGCGAAGTACAGGGGACCATCCCCGATACAGTGTGCTTTGACGACGTACTGCTTCAGCCAGGGTACTCAGAGATCAAAAGTCGATCCGAGGTGAGCCTTGCCAATCAGATGGGAGACTTTACCCTGGAGTTGCCTTTAATTTCCAGCCCTATGGACACTGTTACCGGGAGCGATATGGCATCGGCGATGTTTTTATGTGGCGGCCTCGGAGTAATTCATAGATACAATACGATTGATGAGCAACAGATACAGATTGAGGCAGCTTGGGAGTTGATGGCTAATGAGTTTGTGGGCGACGTTGATGAATTCGAGCCCCTTATCGGAGCGGCCATCGGCGTTTCGGGCGATTATTTAGAGAGAGCCCGAGCCTGTGTGGCTTCCGGAGCAAAGGTCCTTTGTGTTGACGTGGCTCACGGCCACCATGTGTTGGTCAAAAAAGCCCTAAAGACATTGAAGAAACAGTTTGGAAGCCAGTCGGTCCATATCATGGCTGGCAATGTGGCAACTCTTGAGGGGTTCAATGATTTGGCAGACTGGGGGGCCGATAGTGTTCGAGTCGGAGTGGGAGGTGGTTCAATATGTTCCACCCGAATCCAGACCGGACATGGGGTGCCCACTCTTCAGTCTGTCATGGACTGTGCTAAAAGTGATAGAGACGCCCTCTTGGTTGCCGATGGGGGGTTTAAGACTTCGGGCGATATTGTTAAAGCTCTCGCTGCTGGAGCAGACTTCGTGATGCTTGGGTCGCTGTTGGCCGGAACCAATGAGGCCCCCGGAGATATATTTGAGAATATTAACGGAGAAAAGTACAAGGCTTATCGAGGCATGGCGAGCAAAGAAGCTCAGATGGACTGGAGGGGGAGCACAAGTTCTCTTGAAGGTGTCGCCACCACCATCCCATATAAGGGAGGGGTTTATTTTATCTTGGGCGAACTAGAACGAGGAATAAGGAGCGGTCTTTCATACACCGGAGCAAAGAATCTCACGGAACTTGGAAACAAAGCAAGCTTTATTCGCCAAACGTCAGCCGGCCAAGTAGAGAGTTCAACACATATTTTAAGACGATGAGTTATGGAAATGAAACAAAAAAGTTCTGTTTTGAAGACACAGATAAAAGATATGCCGATTTCCGGATTAGACTTCATGTTGATGAGTTACGTCAGGGTGAATTCTTTCGAGCGATCATAACTGGGTATATCGAACAAGATGAAGATCTTCTAAAGTTTATTGACAAATACAAAAGCCAACCAAAAACAAGGAGAACAGTATTGAAAAAAACTTATGATAAGGCAAAGAAAACAAAGAGCGATTTTTTACTCTCCCAAGAGGAGGTCGAAAACATATTCGATCTCATCGCGGAGGAGAATGAAGATCTATGAACGATTGTACGGATGTGTGTAAAGAAAAGGGCTTTGTGTGCCCCGTCAAAGAATGCCGCCATTGGATTGAGTATGAAGACGATTATAACTGTACTTTAATAGCAGTGGAAAAACATGGCCAAATGACCCTCCGAGAGGTGGCCGAAAGGCTCGGAGTGAGCTTTGTTAGGGTGAAACAAATTGAAACTAAGGCCCAGCAAAAATTAAATAAGAGAATAAAAAATAGGAGTTAAGAGCAAAAAGTCATTATTTTGAGCACTTTGTGGTGTAACTTACTATTTAATTTGAGTATTTTTTTCAAGGAGCAATACTATGAGCAAGAAGACACTTCTTAACGAAGCAACCATTCGCCGCTTTATGAAGCTGGCATCTCTTGGGCCTCTCTCCGAGACCTTTCTTCCAGAGGAAGAAGAGGTTAATGAGCAGGATGAGCTTGAGATCGAAGACGAAGAAGAGGTTATTGACGACCCCGATATGGGCATGGATGACGAAGATCTTGAGATTGAGGATGAGGTAGAGGTTGATGCCGAAGTTGAAGTTGAAGCTCCTGTAGACATCGAAGACGCACTTACCGGTTTCATCGAGGACATCGCCGCCTCCGCCGAAGAGCACTTCGATGTAGAAGTAAACGTAGCCAGTGATATGGAGGACGAAGAAGTTCTCGATCTGGACGACGAGGGCGATGAGGATCTTGAGGCCGATCTTGATATTGAAGACGACGGCGACGAGTTTGAAGCAGCCCTGGATGTTGAAGAAGAGCCAGCGATGAGAGACGTTTATGAGGAAGGCGATGAAACAAATGTCTTTTTTGAAACTCTCCTCCAGAAAGTTCAAAGCAAGATTGATAATTTAAAACATGATCAATTGGCTGAGCAGCTTACAGAAAAGATTTTTCAGCGACTCACTAAAAAAGCCACCGATTCTGAAGAATAAGCTTTACAACTGTTCCCAAATTTGATATAGTATACTTTGTATATAATGGAGAACGAATGTATGAACAACATAAGGAGCTAATTTGGTTTGTAATTGGCGTCTTCACGTATAGGGCGCTGACGGCGGTACTGGTTTACGGCCACTTGGCCAATTTTGTGGAGAAGATTAATCACCAATGCTTAACAGTCTTGGGGATTGCCGCCGCCGATCTAAGCCTTGCCAGAGAAATGAAGTATAAACACCTTCACAAGTCTAGTGTCAGTGAATCGGATCTGGCCGAGCTTCAGGAGCTAGATGAGAGAGTGTTTGCCAATTGGAAAGCTTCTGTTATTGGAAATTTTCTAATGCATTTCCCTAAAAACTATAGATTTGTTATTAAATATGAGGACTGGGATGGGGCCATGAAAGAGCTAGACCGTGTTTACAAAAAAGACATTAAAAGGCGACGAGCCTAAAAGGAAATTATGGGAAGAAAAAGAAAATATATTAAAGAAGCCGAGGAAGAAGTGGTCGATAACTCCGGGGAGGAAGAGGTGTCACCCCGGCTCGATCTCGAAGCCTTGTTTGGGTCCGCCGCTGAAGAGGATGAAGGCCCCAAAATTCGGACCATCGCTCTTTATGGAGAGGTGACAGAAGAAATAGCCTCAGAGATAGTATACTCTCTTCACATCATTAACCAACTTAAGTTGACAGAGAGGCAAGAGTTGGCCGACCCGGAAGACATTGACTCAGAGTTGATCACCGTTAACGACCCCCTGGAGCTATTAATTTCCACCCACGGAGGTTCAGCACCGGAAATGTTCGCCATCTATGATATGATCCGCCTCACCAGAAAGCAGACCGATGTTTGTACGATTGGGATCGGAAAGGTGATGTCTGCCGGAGTACTGCTTTTAGCTTCTGGCACCAAAGGGCACCGTAAGATCGCCAAAAATTGTCGTGTTATGATCCACAGTGTCATCGCTGCCAGTCATGGTTCTATCCATAGCCTGGAGGCAGAAATGGATGAGATTAGATATCTGCAGGAGCGGCACATTGAGTGCTTGGCCGAAGAGACTGATATGACCAAGCGTTATCTTAAGAAGCTTATGGACAAGAAAGTTAATGTATATCTCACCGCCGAGGAAGCAGTAGACCTGGGAATTGCTGATGAGATTATTTAGAATTAACCAGCAATATTAACTATTTAAATCATGAGCATCGACGACATTATAAACAATCACTTTGAGGGAAGCAAAGAAGATCCCATAAGCGCCCAGGACTTGTTTTCCTTAATTGAGGAACAGTTCAGCAAGTTTAAAAAAAGCACGAGCACCTTACAGACGGAAGCCAAGCCCTCAACTAAAGAGCATCGTCGGGCCATCCCTTACCCCCAGTTAAGGATAACTAACGACTGGGGTAAGCCAGGAACTCAAGAGCGAGAGATGGTGGACATGTTCGTGAATCGGATTCAAGCTGATGCCACCGAGAATACTATCCAGGGGCGAGTGGCTTCGTTGGCCAACTTTGTTAACAGTTGTTCCGAGGAGACGTGTCGATATCATACTATCCCAGAGATCCTCTCTTTCATTACATTACTGGACGCGTTCAGTGCTATTCGTTACAAGTTTGAAGCTCAAGCTGCCGGCTGGATGTTTGAAAGTTTCGTGGCCGCAATCATTGGGGGAACCCAGGAGACAGATACTACAGGCTCATCACTTCCGATTGAAGATGTTGTGATGTGTATGTCGACGGAAGAAGAGATGGCAGACGAAGAAACGTGCCTCACTCAGAAGGCTTTTAGTTTAAAGTTTGTAAGACCCGGCTCCTCTGCCGGAGGGACGAATGTTGAATTACTTAAAGTGGGCATTGAAAACTACGGTTCAGTCGAATATGTGATTGGGGAGAAAAGACAAAATGGTGTGAACTTTTATTTTGTTGAGATTACTCCTGAAAACTTTGATGTGGCGGTTAATATTGGTTCCAATGGCAAGTCATGGTCTATTAATAAAGCCGCTATAGAATCTAAGATCGGCATGGCCCTTCCCACTGAAGATGAAATCATCGACATTGCTCGGGATTCGTTGAGTCGGTTGAATCAGGGAGTTACTTTAATATACGACAACATGTCTGTTTTATCTGAGGAGCTTACTGACTACTTCGTTAATGAAAATAAATTAGCGGCGACCAACGCCGTGGCTCAGAGCAGGGAACTTGCTCAAAATGTTAACGATTATATAAAATAACCCTTTACTTTTTCACAAAACTTGTTATAATATACAGACACACACGAGGTTAAAATGACTAAAAAGTATTGTAATGATTCTGCTTTACACGAGAAGGTGTTGACCGGAGTTAATAAACTGGCTGACAACGTGGCATCCACTCTTGGCCCCAAAGGACGGAACGTGATCCTTCAACAAAAGGGAAAGCGCCCCATCATCACGAAGGACGGTGTGACTATCGCCAAGTTTGTGGACCTAGAAGATGAGTTTGAAAATGTGGGAGCCCAAATTATTAAGCAGGCTTCCGAAGAAACTAACAGCGATGCCGGAGACGGAACGACCACGGCGACAGTTTTAGCCCGAGCAATCCTTAATCAATCTCAGAAATTTCTTAAAGCGGGCGTTTCCCCTGTGGAACTTAAGCGAGGGATGGACAAAGCGACACAAAGCATTGTGGCGAATGTCAAGGCCATGGCTCGCCCAATCGCCAGCGAAGCCGATATTGCCCATGTGGCTACAATTTCAGCTAATAATGATAAGACGATTGGAAAGCTCGTCGCGACAGCCGTCGACCGAGTGGGAAAAGATGGGTCCATTACAGTGGAGGAAGCTCGCTCTATCGAAACCAGTCTTGATTTCGTGGAGGGATTTAGAATTGAATCCGGATATCTCTCTCCTCAATTTATTACTGATGAGAGAAGGGGAGCCGTTAAATACGAAGATTGTTATGTTCTCATCACGGACGAGTCTATCGAATCTGTTGAGCAAATTTTGCCCACATTGGAATTGGTGGCCCGAGAAAACCGACCGCTGCTCATTGTCGCTGAGAACGTGGAAGGTCAGGCCCTGGCCGCTCTTATTATGAACGCTATTCGGGGCACCATGAGGGTGGTGGCTGTTAAGGCTCCTCGCTATGGGGAAGAGAGAAGGAACATTTTAAGCGACTTGGCCCTCTCTATTGGGTCGACCTTTTTCACTCGATCTTCCTCAAAAAAATTAAAAGAAGTCCAATTGGCAGACTTGGGAGTGGTGAGCACTGTGGACATTAACAAAACTACGACCACCTTCGTGGGAGGCCAGGGCGACATCGATCAGGTCGAAGACAGAATTGAGGTTCTTAAGGTGGAATTAGGCCAGACTGAGAACCTCCATGAAGCGGAAAGAGTTCAGGATCGAATAACCAGACTGGCCAGTGGAGTGGCAATTATTAGAGCCGGTGGCTTGTCTGAAGTAGAGATGATTGAAAAGAAACACCGAATTGAAGATGCTCTTGAAGCTGTTAGATCTGCTCAACAAGAGGGGGTCGTGGCTGGAGGAGGAGTAACCTTGGTTCGTGCCGCTCACGGAGTCGAGGTGGAAACCGATAACGAAGAACAATCCCTCGGAGTTCAGATCGTCTTAGAGGCAGTGAAAGCCCCCATTAGGCAGATGGCTTCTAATGCCGGTGTGTCCCCCGATGTCACTCTCCACACTGTTTTAAATGAAGAAGGGAATCGAGGCGTCAATTTTTATGACGGGGAGGTAACAGACCTGTTTGAGGCCGGAGTTATCGACCCCGCCAAGGTAACCACTACAGCCCTTCAGAATGCCGTGTCTGTGGCGTCGACCTTGATTACTACAAATTTTGCAATTATCGAAAAATAATCAGTTTTTAGTTGACTAATTAGTATGAAACATATATAATAAAGGTGATCCCGCTATGTTAAGCCCCCAAGAAGCATTAAGAGAATTGGACATTAAAGTCCAGCGAATTATGGACTCGATTGAAGTAATCAAAGAGAGACAGGAAGACATGTCTGAACATGTTTCTCAGGTCCATCATGCTCTCTATGACCCTGACAAGGGCCTCTATGCCCGAGTTCGTGACTTGGAGGGGGTTAAGAAGACCACCACTAAACTTATGTGGCTTGCGGTCACATCCCTGGTCGCCATGTCAGTGGCTAGTTGGTATCAACACTTAGGATAAAGGACAAAATATGAAAGTTACAATACAAAAACGAATAGAAGTGGAAGAAATTCCCGAACAGATCCTGGAGAAAGCCGAGGAGATTCTCGACTCACTACAGGACGAGGTATTTATCGCCTTAAAACACTTATGTAATCAGGTGGATAAAAACCGAGGCAATCTGGAGGCAACTACAAGACATTTGAGTGACTTGGAATCAGTAAGAGTCGGCCTACAGGATATTATCGACAACTTCGAAGACCTCTCTAATTTTATGGCCGGATATCAAAACGTGCTCTCTCAACTAGAGACACCCCAGGTGGTTGCTCCAACCCCCGCTCCCTCTCCCTCTCCCGACATTCATCCGGGACTGGCTGAAAAGGTGGCCGAACTTCAGAAACAACACGAAAAGCTTCAGGAGCTTACAGAGACAGAAGAGGGAGGAGAGCAGTGAGCACCCCCGAGTCTGTACAAGCAGGTGATCTAGTCTACATCCCGGCAGACTTAACACTCCTTAAGTTTACTAAAGATGGTTGGCACCCTTCGGGCTTCCGTAAAACCACTGAGCCATCTTGTGTGTTGTTGGTTGTTAAGGACGACACCGAAACATATCATAAGATATTTTATGATGGGCAATGTTGGAGTGTTCCTAAGCATTACGTTAAATCAATGAGGAAAGAATATGATAATATCGCTAGTTGAAGTTTATGAAAGTACCCGAGTTCATTCGAACGAACGCCAAAGGAGTTATGGATTACGTGAAGTTTTTATCAATCCGGAACAAGTAGTGTGCTTACGAGAGGATCCTCACTTTAAGGGCCTTTTACAAGAAAGTAAATTACCCCCTGGCCTGGACGAAAACCAGTCCTTTACCAGAATTTATATGAATCGGGGCCAGACAGGAATCGATGTTGTTGTCATCGGAACTCCAGGCCAAGTACAGAAGCAGATATTTAAAAACACCAAAAGTCTTTTGAGAGATTAGATCCAATGCCCAAGTTCCCCTCGCCTAAGCCCAGAAAGTATTGGTTTGACCCAGGTGTCAGGAAGAAGCAACATGAAGAAATTCTTCAATGCTTGTCACTCTTGTCCCACCTATTGGAGACAGAGGTAAAATCGGAAAGCTCCAACCAAGAGCTAACTGATCTTCTTTGTGAGTACATAACAAACGCTCGACTTTTTCGAGAGATCATGGAAGAACTAGAAGAATCAAAGCTGGAGTTTAACGAAGAAGCTCAAGAGGAACAGTATCTGTTGACAAAGGCTCAGGTCGACACCCTGAAGTCTCACGCTCAGTTAGTTATGTTTAACGACTATGACCTCATTACTAAGTGGGGAATTAATTTAACTATCCATTAACATTGGACTATTTAATATAAACCGGGGCCACCTAATGAAGATAAACAAAAAGAGATTAAGAGAACTAATAGTAGAAGAAACTCAAGCACTTGAAGTGGCAGAGAAAATTGAAAATGATCCGGCCACGTATATCCTTGAGGAAGTGGGCCGCCATCTTGCCGAGGCAGAGATTACATTGGATCTCTATGTGCTGAACGCGGCCCTTACTCACGACAAATCTCAAAGCACCACCGATGTCCTGAACAGTATCCGAGCTATTCAGGGAGTAACTCGCTGTGCCACCAAGGGACAGCCCACCCCTCTGGGAGGCAACATGATTCGAAGTTTCATCGACATTAAGGTTGTTAAAGAAAAGATTGCCCTCCAGGCATACATTGACCTTCTTCTTCAGACCGTTCTGAAAGTTGATGGAGTCACCCGTATTAAACTTCTCAAAGTTACACAGGTGGAGCGATGACATTTCATAAGGGATGGGGAACTTATCTTAAGGAGAATCAGGGAACAGGAACAGTGGTCGCTATCTTTGGCCCCAGTGCATCGGGTAAGTCCGTGGCACGAGATGTGTTTGTGGATAATGGGTGGGACAAGATTGTCTCTTTCACCACACGCCCTCCCCGCCCAGGATCAGCCGAAGCTGAAAACCGAGAGTACGAATTTATTTCGCCGGAAAATTTTCAAGATTTATACGACCAAGATCGACTCCTCAATGTGAACCTGGCTTATGCTGGCAACTCTTATGGCAACGACAAGGAGGCGATTCGAGCGGCTGACAAGGCAGTTATGATTACAGACAAGACCAGCGTCATGAAACTGAAGAAGGAGCTTCGAGATCTGGGAAAGACAGTTCACGCTATTTACGTGACAGCAAGCCCCGATGAGCTTGTCTCACGTCAACTAAAGAGAAAAGAAACGGGAGAATATGAATCGCCAGAGCAACTAGCAGCGAGAATGAAAGAGTTGGAAAAGGAAGTGGCCAAGGATGAGAAAGTCCAGTCTCTTGCCGACCATGTGATTCAGGAAGACGATATCCAGGCCACTATTGCTCGGGCCACACAATTATCTCAGGAGTTGTAAATGGAACTAATATCTACACACATGTGTAAAGAGAATGATTGTGGTTATCATGGAAATCTCTTTGGCGGCCTTATGCTTGCTTGGCTGGACGAGGCCGCGGTGGCGTACGCTTGTCAGATTTGTGAGACACCACGAATGGTCACCGTTTCTATGGACAAGGTTCAGTTTTTGAAACCAGTTCGCCCAGGTCAAATCATAAAAATTTATGGAAACTTAGAAAACTTTGGTCGATCCTCTTGTCTTTTAAACATTGAAGCTCGGCGACATAGCACATATAATAACTCGGAGAAGGTAGTTTGTCGAACACAGATGAAATTTGTTCGTATTGATGGTGACGGAGAAGCTGTTCCAATAGCTAATTATATCAAGGAGAAACATCAAAGTGAAACAACTACTTGAAAATTGGCGTAAATTATTAGAAGGAGAGGTTCTTGACTTCCCTCATCAACCTAAAATTTCAGAAGAAGATCTTCAGAGAGTTATTGCCTTAGAAGGTAGAATTGGAGAATTGCTGAGAGAATTTTATGGTAATACGTCTGAAATCCCAATCGATGTGATAGACATAATGGAGGCCCTTATTAATGCCACGGAGGAGTCGCTTAAAAAATGAAACAACTCCTTGAAAATTGGTGGAAGTTTATGAGCGAAACACAAGAAAAAATAGAAGATAGTGATGAAGTGGTAAAAATAATTCTCCACAAGGACGGCACATTCCTTGGGCTGGAAAATAGTTTCGACACCTTTGACCTCCCCGGAGGCCACGTCCAGGAGGGAGAGGAGAAACTCACGGCATTAGAGCGGGAAGTAAAAGAAGAAACAGGACTGGACATTGATTCGTCTAAAGCCCAGAAGGTGGGAACTTTAGATTCAACCACTTTTTATGTTTTAGAACTTCCTGATCAGGAAATAAAACTTAGTGATGAGCACTCTGGGTATAAAAGAGTTAAACTTTCGGAACCAAAAGAGTATAATTTATCTAACAAATATAAAAAAGCAGTCGAGAAAGCAAAAGAGTTAATAAATGATAAATAAAATCTCCCCCGTACAACCTGTAACCTCAATACCCGCTCATCACCTTAAGTGGTGTGGGCAACCACCAAAGAAGCAAAAGACTCCTGAGAAGAGACATGAGATATCTTCAGGCGACCTAATTTTATATGATAAATTTGGCAACAAGCACACCCACTCATTCGAACCAGAAGACGAAAAATAGAGTCATAACAACTATTTATATTATAGACGGAATTACGTTATGACAACCATTAAAGGACTATATGCCAGCATCAATGCCGAACTCATCAAGGACATTCTTGAGGAGAAGGGGTATAGGTTTTTTGACGGGAACAAACCCCTCAACGTCAACATTATAGGCATCCGTTCCGCGGCACATGATTCCACCAAGTTTGATGACACCTTACTTCTGGTTTATCGAGACAAAAACAAAGAATGGACAGTGGAGTCATACGAGATCACGACGGATCCTGGCCCCTCTATTCTCAGAAAGCCAATCAATCCCGATGGGACAGCCATCTTGGTTCCTGACCAATACCGGGGAGTTTATAAGATCGGGACTCATGGCGGGTCACTCCGTCACACGGCCCTTATACAGCGAGGAGGCCCAGTCCGAGTCTATCGAGACGATGATAAAGACTCCAAGCTAGAGATGGATGAGGACAATATTCAGAAGGGAATGTTTGGCATCAACATTCATCGCCATTCAAGAGCGGGAGAGAAAGAATATGTCCGAGGTTCCTCCGCTGGATGTCAGGTTTTTAAGAATAGTAAAGATTTTTTACATTTTTTAGACATATGTAATGAGTCGGCGGATATTTATGGTAACTCCTTTACTTATACTTTGTTAGAGGAAGAGGACTTTCAAGATTGAGAATGAATATGTTTCACACTATAAATATTAAAGAACTTCTGGACCCCGACTCCCTAACACTTCACGACGACTTAGATCGAAATGTGTGGGACGAGGACGACAGAATCAAACCAGAGATCACCGAGAGACTTCTCAAGATCGCCAATGACTTTATCAAGGAATTGGGACTAGATAAGTTTGTTATTCAGGATATTGTTCTCACTGGCTCCCTCGCCAACTATAACTGGTCGAAGTATTCAGACTACGATCTGCACATCATTTTAGATTTCTCCCAGGTTGATGAAAACGTTGACTTAGTTCGAGACTTTCTCAATGCTAAGAAATCCGTGTGGAATCGGACTCATCAAATCTATTTGGGGGATTACGAAGTGGAACTTTATTTCGAGAACCGAGGCGACCCCCATGAATCTCCAGGGATCTATTCTTTAAAGTATGATCGCTGGATCAAGAAGCCAGATCGTGGCGACGAAAGGATGGATAAGGAGAACGCTGTCAAAAAAGCAGAAGACTTGGTAAGACAAGTTGATGATGCCGAGCGCCTCATGAAAAAAGAGAAATTTGACGACGCCATCAAAGCCGCCAGAAAAATTAAAGATAAGATTAAGAGAATGAGAAAAGCGGGCCTCGAAGAGAAGGGGGTTTATTCCACGGAGAACCTCGCCTTCAAACTTCTTCGACGAGCCGGTGACATCGAAAGGCTAATAAACATTATCAACGATTCTTATGACACCAAGATGTCACTAGAAAAATAATTTTATTTTACAAATTTATAGCTTTTTCATATACTTATATTAAGGCGCGTTAAAAAGTACGCACCAGTGTAAGGAGTTATTGGACGATGCAAATCGCTGTCTTAAGCGATATTCATTTAGGTGAAAGGAACAAGCTAGATCAATTTCATAGAAATGATGGGGCACACGAACGACTTCACGAACTTTTAACATATTTAGAAAACCACGTTGACAAAATAGTTTTGTTGGGAGACATCTTCGAGACACTTCGGGGGAAGAGTTACTCCAAAGAAAAAACCCTAGTTAAAATCCTGAAGCAATACCCAGGGATCACTTCTAAAATAATGGATAATGAAAAGTATGAACTCATCGCTGGAAACCACGACCCTGTGACCACCAGTCTATTAAACGCCAGAGAGATGATAAAGATTAAAGATGGGACCAACTCAATTGCTTTTTTCCACGGCCACCAGCTAGATCCTTTGGTGGTCAATCCTTTTGAATATCATTTTGAAAGAGTGTTTGTGTGGCTGGGAGGCTGGATGGAGCGAATGGGGTTTGATATCACACACAGGTTAAACCTAGTGAGCAAGGCTAAGAGCCTTACCAATCGCTGGCACCCCGACATGTTCGAGAGGGCCGCGGCAGAATTGGGAGCCTCCATGGGTTGTAACATTGTGGTTACTGGACACTCTCACCATCCCATGAAAGTGGAGTATGGAGAGACACTCTTTTTGAATAGTGGAACAAGAGTTGCCGCTCGGCAGGACCTAGTTATTATAGACACTGCTGTAAATCAATATGATGTTCATAAGCAGTTTAACGTAAGCTCACAGAACGACTAATGACCCCCACCCTTAAGAAACTTCCAGAAGATATCCATCGAGAGAAAATGATGGAGTTAATTAAGAAATATGTCCTCAACGAATACGTCACCCTTTCTTTGTCCGGACCTTTGAGGGTTGACGAGAATGTGGGCTCCGAGAAATCGATCATTGAAGGGACGTTGGTTGGCCATTATGAAGACCATAAAAAGATTATTCCTTTAAGGGGAGAGGGGATTGGCGTTCTTCACGCTTTTCATAACGGGATTAAGACACGGTTAGAAAATCGCTATAGCTTCGCGGAAGACTTGGAAATGGAAGAGCTTCGGGTGGATACGATTCATCCTAAAACTAGAGGAGCAATTTCTCAAGACAAGGTGGCAGTGACTATTTTGGTGAGAGTGGGTTCGAGAAAAAGAATCGCTTTTCGACACCAGTCTTCATCGGTGCTCGCTTCGTTGTTGGGAGGCTTCTTACAGGCGTGTGAATATTTTATAAATACGGAGCGAGCCATAAAGAAGGTCGTGTTTTTAATGGAGAATTATAAAAAACGAGGAAGGCCAGGTCTGCTGGAAGAATGCTTGACGGATCTCACTTACCTTGTTGAATATTCGTATTATAAGCCGGAGCAGTCTATTTAGAGTATTAAAAGGTTTCTTATGAATGGCGCTTTCAAAGTTCAATATAGGGGATGTGGTGGAATACGTGCCCGGTCCTGGGATCACTCACCCCGTTTCTTCGAGCTTGGGTTTCGTAACCGACGTCAAGGAAGACTTTTATATTCAAGTCCACTGGTATGTAGTAAATATTCTCCCCACGGCGAGGGGAGATGAGGAATGGATAGCTGCTGGCATTTTAGAACAAATAGGAAAGTTAAAGGTGGTTTCAAAAAAAGATGTTTGATGATGACGACGACGAGACACGAAAAATTGTAAGCACGATTAAGGACGGAGCAATCGTTTTACGCCGAGGATGTAAGCCAGTCTATATCTACCCCACCCCTCAGCACCTCTCGGGCTCTGAAGATGTGACGTTAATGCTGGAGTTTTTTCGATGGTGCCAGGATAATAAGGACGTTGTGGAAGATTTTATCAGAGAGTATATGAGTTTTCACCAAGATCTCGACGATCAACACGAAAAGAAAAAAAGAGCACTTCAGAAAAATAAATTACGCCTCGTCCCCGATGAAAAAGATCTTGACAAAGACTAAAACATTTGTTATGATAGGGCTATGAATAATTGGAAAGTAAAAGATAACGCTAAGTGGAAACGAAAAGGCCCCGGCCATTATGAGCTACACGCTTATTATGTGTGGAAAGAACTAGAGGTCCATGCCGAGGTCGTGAAGCAAAAAAGTAAATGGCGATATCGTCTTTGGACATGGGGCTCAGACAATCCCGAGCCTCTTTCCCTCTCCCATCACACTTTTGCCACAGCTAAAGAAATTAAAAAGCATGTGCTGGAGCTTATTGATGACGGCCACCCCCATATTTGAGGATGACTACTCCCGAGTAAAGATTTCGGGAGTCGAGTATAGAATATATCAGGAGTACAGCAAAAAAGAAATAAAAAAATTTGCTGACCTTGTGGGAAGATCAAAGAGGATGCTTCTGATTGAGAAAGCTAAGCCATTTCCGATAATTGCGCCGTCGAATCGTTACTTCTTTTACATGAGTCATGGCGGGGATTGGTCTATGAGAGCCGTTGACCACTCAGGACGCCCTAGAGATTATATACGTGATGTTGTATTTAGTATATGAGGGCTGGAGACTTAGTTTGGTTTTGTTGGTGGAAAGGTTACACCAGTCCGTATATGACCGGCAGTCCGGATCTGATCCGAAAGGCCGCTGTCATAGTGGAAGAGTATATTACCCTTGACAACGACGACGAAGTTTGGTATGATATTTATATATTTGAAGACACCAGGAGATTGCTGGTGGACACAAGTAAAATTGAACTGATGAAGGTTCGTAAAGAAGTTAAGGACGAAGATGAAGTTTGATGAAGTTTTAGCCAACACAGACCTTCCCTCTCGGAAGAGAGAGTTCGTTGAAAGTATAAAAGCGTTTCACAAAGAAAAGGGATATCTAACATCCAATCAAGAGAAGTACTGGAGTAGTATTTATGAGGATTATTGTGAGGAAGCCCAAGTTCGTAAGCGAGAGTGGGAAGAGTCTTATGATTCTGAGAAGAGGGAGATTGCTAAAATCTGTGCCACTTATTATTTGGAGGCTTCGGGCCGCTACAGCACTGGGTACTTTCTGGAGTTAGCTTCTAGTGTCGTGAATTCGGAAGACTTCATCCCCACTGAAAAACAATACAGGGCTATGTGTACGAACAAGTATGCCAAGCGAGTAATCGAAGAGACCCGTTCAGAGCCTAAATATAAAGTGGGAGAGTTTGTAAAGTTCCGATCAGGGAAAATCCCTTACCGAGTTCTTCATTCACATGGCAGTCCCAAAGCCGCCTTGGTTTTGGAAACTCATGCTGGATCCGTTAAAACAGCGGCAAAAGGAGCTAAACTATATAAACTTCTCTTAGTGGGAACCGAAGAGACTATTTTGGTTGAAGAAAGAGTATTAAAAACATACAGGAGATAAAATGGGAAGAATTGAAGTAATTTGTGGTCCAATGTTTTCGGGAAAATCCGAAGAACTAATGAGAAGGCTGAAGCGAGCAGAGATCGCTAAAACCTATTTTCAGCTTTTTAAACCAGCCACAGACAACAGGTATTCCGAAGACGAGGTTGTGAGTCATGTGGGCAGAAAGATGAAATGTGAGCCCATCCAAACGTGTAACGCTATCTTTAATTTAGTGGGGGAAGAAACCTCCATCGTTGCAATCGACGAAGCTCAGTTTTTTAGTGACCAACTGCTTGCTGTGGTGGTAAAGCTCGTTGGGGCCGGTAAACGAGTACTGGTGGCTGGGCTGGATATGGACTCGGATGGTATTCCTTTTGGGCCTATGGGAGATATTATGGCGATGGCAGAGCAAGTTACGAAGCTGACCGCCGTTTGTGAGGTTTGTGGGTCGGATGCCACTCACACCTTTAGAAAATCTAATATTGACGGACAAGTTTTGGTTGGCGAACACAACCACTATGAGGCCAGATGTAGAAAACATTGGAAAGGAGAAAACAATGGTTAAAAGACTTTTATTTGTAATGGTTATTACTATCATGGTTGGCCCACTCAGTTTAGTCGTGGGATACAATCTTGGAGCAAAGGACATTGCTGGGTGCATTGAAAATCTGAAGAAGGGGTGTAAGCCCCTTTATGAACACGCCGTCTGGCTTCAGGAAGAGAATGATCGCCTCGAAGAGATCAATGAGGCCCTCATGGAAGACGTGTTACGATGCTGGCAACAGGAACCCATGAATCCCCATATTCGGGGAGGGAGAGAAATTATTGGCAAGTGAGTACTTTAGGAGTCGCTGGCAGCCCGGCACACTGGTTACTCTCGGGATGCCCGAGTGGCGACGACCCCAGAGGAAAATTGTGGGGATAGTGTGTGCCCTTGACGAAGTGACCTATCCTCTAAATGGGGGAGGAAGTGAAACTGTGAATCGAGTCTTTGTTAAATGGTTTCATGAACAGTATCCCAAAGTGGCCGCCTATAGTTCTCCCGAGGCATGTTTAGAAATAGTTTCAGAAGTAGACTTGACAAATGATAAATAATTTGATAGGATGGAGATATGTTTATTCAAGAATTAGTATTCAGTAATCCCGACCTCTTCTGGGGTCTAGTGGCAGGCTCGTGCTTTGTTCTGGGTTTCGCCACTGGATTGATCGGGACACTATATTTTATGTCTAAAAGCAAAGCCGAACGATAGTTACTAATAGGAGGATAATCCAATGGCGGTTTCATATTATGATATCTTAGAGGGTAAATGGTATATAGAAATGTCCAACGGAGAAGTTATCCCTTGTGGTTCTGAAGAAAAGGCCAATGAGCTTGAACAAGCAACTGCCGAACAAATTGAAGAATACAAGAAGTATCTGAGTGAACGAGGCTTGATGCCCAGGTTACAACCTGTGGAGCAGTCTTAGGCACAACTCCGTTCTCTATTTGACCTGGGTATGTCAACAAACTGCCCACTTTTATTAACACGGGTAAAAAATGAAACAAGAAATTTTAAAAGTATTAGAAAAGTTCGCCGCCGAGCAGACTTCTCTTCAAAGTGAAAAAGGGAGAGAGGAGCTTGCTCATGCTCTCTGTGTCGTCCTGGGTCTCAGCACCGATGACAAGGTGCTTTTGATGTCAGATAAGGAAGAAAGGGAACTTCAATGTTCTTTTTGTGGTAAATCACGCTACGAAGTCACTAAGCTGATTGCCGGTCCATCCTCCTATATTTGTGACGAATGTGTTGACTTGTGTCAAGAGATTATCGAAGACGATGGTCCCGCTTCTCGGAAGCGAGAAGACATTGAACTGAAGACACCTAAAGAACTTCACGAACACCTTAATCAATATGTGGTGGGACAAGAAGAGGCTAAAAAGATTCTCTCTGTGGCAGTTTATAATCATTATAAAAGATTACAGACCGAGCTTGAAAGAAACGATAAGAAAGGTCGCCGAAGGAAAAAAGATGCCGACGATGAAGCGGTGGAGATTTCCAAGTCCAATGTCCTTCTGCTTGGCCCCACAGGCTGTGGAAAGACTTTGTTGGCCCGAACCCTTGCTAAAGCCCTAAACGTCCCCCTGGCAGTAGCTGACGCCACTTCGTTGACCGAAGCCGGTTACGTCGGTGAAGACGTGGAAAACATCCTCCTTAGACTTTATCAAGAGTCAGGCGAAGATATTGATCTCACCGAGCAAGGAATTATTTATATTGACGAGATTGATAAAATTACCAAGAAAGGAGAAAATGCCTCCACTACCCGAGATGTTTCGGGAGAGGGAGTACAACAGGCTCTCCTTAAATTGATCGAGGGCACCGTGGCAAACGTGCCCCCAAAGGGCGGGCGAAAACACCCCAACCAAGAAACCATGAAAATTGACACCAAGAATATCCTCTTCATTTGCGGAGGAGCGTTTACTGGACTCGAAGAGATTATTGGTCAGCGAGTGGGAAGTAAAAACATTGGCTTTGGTGCCAAAATTGAGGCCCAGCAGATTGATTACAACAACATCTTTGCTGATGCCCTTCCACAAGACTTGGTTAAATTCGGAATCATTCCTGAGTTTATTGGTCGAGTTCCCGTGGTGGCATCGTTAGCGGCTCTGACAAAAGATGCAATCCAAAAGATTCTTACGGAGCCAAAGGACGCCATCGTCAAGCAATACACCCACCTTCTCAAGATGGATGGGGTCGATCTCACGTTTACAGACGATGCTTACGGGGCCATTGCTGAAGAAGCCTTCAAACGAAAGACAGGTGCCCGAGCTTTGAGAGCCATTCTGGAAGAGGTCATGCTCGAAGCAATGTATGAGGCCCCTTCTCAGGACAACTTGAGTGAAGTGGTTATTTCAGCCGACACAATTGAAAACAAGAAGTCTCCAGTTTTTATTTATTCTGACGCTGAAGAAAAAAAAGAATAAAACACTTAACAAATAAAATGTGGTGTAGTATATTATAAGAAGATAACGAGCATCTCACCCGCTATTAGCAACCGAGATGCTCCCAATCGTTTTTTACAACAGGAGATTATCATGAAAAAACAAAGTACTATCGTTCCCCATCCAGGGAAGCTAAAAAAGAAGAAAAAGATTAAGGGTCCCAAACAACGAGAGATGTTCGGTAAGATGGTGAATTTAGAGGATTATGAATACATGACTCCTCGTGACCAAAAAGACGCTACTTTTCGATACTTTGAGTGGCTCGATTTAAGCACCATCAACGTGAACGATCCCGAGTTCTGGAATCTGGGTATTCGCTCGGACCACGAAAAAATGGAAGAGAGCCAAGAGTCCATGGGAATGGCTTTGGAGAAAGAAGGGTGGGACACTTCGTATACTCCCCCATGTATCGGGACTGATGGCAAAGAGAGGGATGGCCGCACCCGAATCCTTACACTGATTGCTAAAGGTGAGCGATATTGTCCCGTCGCCGTGTATGACTATGAGGATGATTCAACCCGGAATACAGTCACAAATGGACTGAAAAGCAACTGGCATCCCCCAGCCAACCCTGCTAAAATGGGGGATTTTATGGAGGCGGGAATACACCTGTGTTCGGTAGGAGAACTAGAAGTAAGCAAAGCGGCTATAAAAGACTGGCTCTACGCCGACATTGAGATAGAAGACTGGTTTACTCCTCGAAAAGTTACTCAGATTGCTAATAAGATTTTTCAAGTTGCTTCACAGGGCTCCCCCGCTAGTGTATTGCTTCGTCGGTCCCGAAAAGACTGGGAAAAATGGTGTGGTCAAAAAGACGAATATTCACTGAGCAAAGGAAGGATTCTAATGTGTGTTGATAGTGAGACTTATTCGGCCCGAGCGTGGTGTAACCACATCGTACCGGCCCTCAACACGGCAACAGATCCGGTAGAGATTATTCTTTATACCAACGCATATGACCCGGCGGTTGCCACCCAGGCAATCGTAGATTTTGAGCAACAACTTGAAACTTATTATAAGGCAGCCATCATGCTGGCGAACAATATCGTGGGTGATCTTATTGAAATTAAGCCCCCATCTGTTGGAGCGGGCCGACCCTGGAGGATTATTGGGGCTGTTCCTCAAAAGGCGGCTGGTCATAATTTACAGGCCGTGAAACTGATTCCCATATCTGAGTATTAGGGATTCGATGACCTGGGACACGTCTTAAAACTGTCCCTTTTTTTAGTTGACAAACTAGTCCAACTATGTTACACTAACAATATATTAGGAGAATATATTGACTGAAACTGTAAAACTTACTGACCACTCGCTGTATCGTTATGCTGGCGGGAAGAACAGGGTCAAGAAAGAAATAATAAAACATATCTTTGAGGTCAACCCCAGCATGACCAAGTTAGTGAGCCCCTTCTTCGGAGGCGGCTCGACTGAGATGCTTTTGGCCTCGATGGGCGTTGAAGTTAAAGGCTATGATTTTTATAAACCGCTGGCTGACTTTTGGGAGATCCTTCAGGAGCCCTATGGCCCTCAACGATTGTATTCCGAGCTTATGAAACATTATCCGTTGAATGTTGAAGACGAACGGGTTATAAAGCTCGATCCTAACGGGGAACCGATTCTCCATACAGGCGTCTATTGGCTCACTGAGGAGGTTGAAATAGAAACTCCGGACGGAGAAAAAAAGAAAAAGAAAATAAAAGTCTTGGACAAGGCAAAGACAAAGAAAAAAGCCAAAGACCCATCGGAGTTGCTCGATTTAGATATTTGCCATGCCGCGGCAACAGTAAACAGTGATAATTATAAATCTTATTTGCCCCTCTTGAACTCCCCGGATAAGTTTACCCGAGCGTGGGCATTCTATGTGTGTATCAAGGGTTCTTACAGCGGGAAGATTGGCTGCTCAACGTACTTATCCCGAGCAGAATACAGGACAGTGGGCCTCGAAAAGGTTCGGGACTATTATAACCCCAATCTTTCGATGGAATGGGGAGACTGTTTTGATATCATACCTAAGCACCAGAACGATTTTTTATACCTAGATCCACCTTACAAAGACACGGTGAGTTATTACTATGGAGAGAACGGGGAACACCACAAGGGATTCGATCATGACAAGCTGGTCGAAGTCCTTAGAGAACACAAGGGAGGGTTCGTCATGTCTTATGATAACAACCCGTCGATTAAGAAACTTTATAAAGATTTTACAGATTTCAAATATATTGACATGACATATCAGATGTCAGGAACCAAGCGTTTTGCCAAGAAGGAGCTTCTCATTGTTAAACCATCCGAGGTCGAAGCCGTGGTGAGCGAAAATGAAAGGTTCAAACTGATTCAACAAGCATTAGCATTATAGGAGAATACAATGGAATACTTAATACTCCCTCTCACAATGGGGATACTGGCTGTTTACACGGTCGTTATATATCGACTGGGGCACACCTTCGGACGACTAGAGGCCAGCATGGAAGACTTTGTTGAGAGCACCAGAAAAATACTTGACAAAGAATAATATATTTGTTATAGTATAAACATAACTTAATAGAGAGACATAAAAATGAAAAAAGGTGATATACTTCTTAAGAAATGGTGCTTCGGAGTTTCCTACAAGAAACTAGAGAGTCATGTACAGATGTCAGGTGACGGCGGCGCTCACGTAGGAGTCAGCTTCCCCAGGTATCGCTCGATTGTTCTGAGGGTGTTGTCTTGTAAGAAGAAAGGAAAAAACACCTTTGAGGTTGAGGCGGAGCAATTTGCCTCAATGACGGCAAAGCCGAAGAAGGTAACTCAGGTCTTCAAAAAGACTAAGCAGGGATGTTATGCTGTGGAGGGGCAGAAGAAGGTTTATCATAAACTAGAAGTTCCTTTCGAGGTTGACTCCGAGATGCCTCCGGTCGGGAGCCTAGTGACTCTTAATAAGCGCCACTGTCTTGTTGTATCGGTTGGCCGAAATGAAATGACCATCTTTGTGGATGGCAAATACCAGACAACCAAGGTGAAACCGGGAACCATCCGGTGGAGACAAGACAACATTATAGCCAGCCTCCCAGCGGAGGCTGCTTGATGTCGGGCTGGGAGTTTACAATCGGGGCTGCACTGCTGCTGTTATGGTCGTGTCTTCTTCTCTGTGGCATCCCAGCAGTCATTAAGTTACGTCGAGAACTGAGCGAAAAAAAATAACTTTAAAAAATAAGAAAAGTAGAGTATATTTATAGTATTATGGAAAGACCACCTATTGACACCACAGAAGGATTAAGCATTTGTTACAAGGTGCTGGCCGAGGATTTGGAGATGCTGATTAACTTCATGGACATCACCGATCTACACAAAGACGCCGAAGGGATCTATCAGAGTTTAGCTATAGCTGCAGAGATTTCAAGACAAAAGTCGAAGAAGTTATCCCTTCGAGTCGTCGAAAAAGATAGCAATGTTATTAAGGTAGATTTTAAACAAAGAGGAAAAAATGTCTAACTCGCCTTATCAGGATGCTCTAAGTCTTTTAAAAGAAATCCACGAAGATATCGAAACCCTCTCAAGGGTTTCGTTAGTGTGTCCAGAATCCATTCACGATGAGCTTCGGAAGTTTCGTGATGACCTGGGAAAGAAAATAAAAAAAGTGGACAACTCCCAGGCTCAACACTCGCCGGTCCCCCGTCCCAAGTATCAAGGGACATATAGGGGAACTTTTGAATAAAAGCCCTTGACAAATTATGATATATGTGATATCGTTAGAAAATCATGAAGAAAAAGAAGAAAAAGATTTCTCGCCGTAATTGGCTGGCGGTCCATGCCTTCACTCGAAGTGGAGCAGGAAACCACGGGGATAAGAAGAAACGAGCCTCTAAGCGAGCTTGCCGAACTTATAAGTGGAGCAAGGCAGATGTTTGAGGTAATTGTGGTTACATGCCTCGTTTATATTTGTTTACAGTTGAGGTCAGATGCTGAACGTCGGTGATTTAGTTTTTTATGTAGACCTTGGAAGAGAATATGATCCAGAGTCTCATGTTCTCTGGTTGGTCACAGAAGGTCCATTCTATGCCAAGAATGGCAGGGCCGTCTATGTGGGAATAAAGAGTATGAAGTCGGGCTACTTTCAGTGGTGTAATACACGGAACGTGGCCGTCTTTTCACGAAGCCCTTCAGAAGAAGGCATAACAAAGTAAAAAAGAGGTAAAAAATGGGAGATGTTAGTTCAATTCACCCTGATCGAAAAAATAATTCTAAAGAAACGATCAAGATGCTGGCACAGTTGCTGGCTGTATATGCCATCCCGGCACTTATTCTATGGGCCTTTTATTAAAAGATGAAGGTCAAAGACTTAAATCCAGGCGAACTTTATGCCATCGATCTTGATCCACGAGTGGTGGTGGTCATGTGGAAAGATAACTTTCTGCAGATCATCAAAAGCCGTAGAGCGATTAGGTGGACTCAGGAGTTCAAAGGAGAAGAAGGGTTAAAAGGAAAGCCAGCATTGTATTGTGGGCCTTCTCAGGTTCCCTCCAATGTGTTTAAACAGGGTTCATGGAGAGCCTATCGGTTCCTTATCAATGGGAACTTTTATTTAGTGCCGGGGGAACACATTCAAAATATTTCCCCCTTTAATTATTAAAATGGTTGACAAACAAAATAATATTTGTTATAGTCAGAGAAGAATAAATAGGAGATAAAATGTTAGTTCAAGTTTACCACACAAATCCCTCTTTCCGAGGCGAAAAGCGAGACTTGGTGTTTCTCAATGTGACCGATGTCTTTCAGTCACAAGAGGGCACTGTAAAGCCTTATTCCGGCGACAATCCCGGCGACTACGAGGATGAGTATAAGGGAATCGTTCTGGACTATTTGAATACCCAGGACCAATTTAAAACCCGAGTTGCTTTTGACCTGGATTTTCTCAGTTTTCCTAAAAACTAAGAGCACCCATGAAGCCTGGGGATTTGGTGAAATACAAGCCCGTCTATAGTGGGGGGGATATCAAAGAGCTTCTGCCCGATTTTGGCTTGTTTGGCCTTGTCATCACATGGACAAAGAAACATCAATATCAAGTTGAGTTGCTTATGAACACGGGAGAAACAGAATGGGAGTATATCAGCGAACTGGAGGTCATAAGTGAAGGTCGGTGATTTAGTTTATTATCAATGTCAGGGGTTTGATTCTGGGTTCGCCCAGGTGAGAGATGGATTGGCGACAGTGATCTCGCTTACTTACGCTCCCCACAATGGCAAATCTGGAGACACAGCCAAGATTTTTCTTCACAAGAGAGGGGAAATCTTCGACGCCTGGAGGTTACAACTTGGACATCCAGAGGATAAGACCGATGGGTGTTGGTGATATGGTGAGGGTTGCTCACGTTGGCGAGAACCTTTCGAGAGACAGGAGGAATGTGGGGTTTATTGTAAAGGTGGATCGCTCAACAATGACGAAGAAGATTCGTTACTGGGTGAGGCTGCTTGGAGGTTGGCGCGTCGGCCCCGTCCCCTTCACCGCTCGCCAACTGGAGGTTATTAGTGAAGGTGGGTGATCTGGTTCAATACACTATGGCCACTTACCCCGAACAAGGAGTGAGACATCGTTGGGAGATTTACAAGGGCGACATTGGGGTTGTTATGAACGTTTATTGGGAAGACCCTAACCGAACATTTAGTTCATCTCAAGTAGCAGAAGTGTTGTTCTTTCCAACCGGCTATCTTAAAAAATCATACCTACACTATTTAAAAATTATAAGCAGGGCAGAAGATGAAAGATAAAATACAAGAAAAGATATGTCAGATGACTTATGGGAGCATCTTTGGCGGCATGATTGTCATTGGACTCGCGGCAATGGCTAAAGACAAAACCGTGGAAAGACTAAAAAAATCAATGACTTTGGTAAAATCAAAAAAGTCTTGACAAAGAATAATATATTTGTTATAGTAATAATATAACTTAAACGAGAGAGAAAATGAAAGTCGGTGATTTAGTAAGATGTCGTGGGAGTCTAGCCATCGTCATTGTTAGCGATGCTTATGAGACTTTAATAAGATGGCTCGATGATGGCGTTGTTGAGGATGCAAATAACTACACTCTTAGTTTGGAGATCGTCAATGAAGCCCGGTGATTTAGTACAGTTCATTATCCAGAACGCCACCAACAAAGGCATCTGGTTCGTTACTGAAGTGGATGGATCATGGTGTAAACTTTATGGATTTGATAGAGATCCGTTTGGTGGCCGTCGAAACCCACACATTCCCTCTGCCATTCTGGAGGTGATCAGTGAAAGTCGGTGATCTAATAAAGCCCTGGGGCGGCGAAAAGAAAGTGGGCGTCGTGCTGGAAGTCTACGCTGACCCTGATGGCAACGGCCCCATCTCGGTTTGTTGGTTTGATGACTCTGGCCACACCTTTACATATTCTACCTTCGTGGAGGTTCTAAATGAATATCGGTGATCTAGTTCGACCCGTATCCATGACCACGGACCATTGGCGAGGCCAAGAAAGAGTGGGGATTGTAACCGAAATCTCTGCAGATGACAATGGCGATGGGGTAAAACAGATCTTTGTCCGTTGGTTTGGCCACACCGACTGGAGCTTTGAGTATTCGGACGGAGTGGAGATTATCAGCAAATGTGTGAACAAAAAGGATGGCTGAAGACCTTACTTTTTCTCCAGGCGATATGATTGTCTTTGAGGACACCGGAGAAGTATGTGTTCTTATTGAAAAGTTTGATGCTGCCAGGAGAAGGATGTACGACAACACGACAGAAGCCGAACGAGCCCGATCCCCCGAAGAGACATTGGGCTTTAAGAGGTGGTGCTGGGCGACTCACTGGGTGAGGGACTGGGAAGATGCCGGAGAATGGCAGGTTAAACTCTCGGTGCCCCCAAAACATCAAAGATATCATGGAGTTTCTGCCATGAATCTTTTCAACTACTTGAGTCACCGTAGGGCTCGACGTGATGAGGCGGGCATAATAAGGGTGCCCAAAAGAAAAGTTCTTGACAAAGAATAATATATATTGTATAGTAATAAATAAAGAAGGAGAGAAAGTGTTTAGCATCGTTGAACAAATTAGCGATTATGAAGAGGGAAGACTCACACAGGCTGAAGTAGTTGAGTTATTTCAGCAGCTTTTGGATACAGGCGTCGTCTGGACTTTACAGGGAAGTTATGGCCGGATGGCTATCCGCTTAATTGAGCAGGGCTTGATTTCCGACCGAACCTAATATATAGTGGAGGGAGGAACAGATTATGGATATGGTCGTCGTTACGTTGGTGTGGATAGCTTGTAGTGCCACAATCATTTACTTGGAAGTCAAGAATCATACAAAAAAATAAATCCCTTGACAACTAATGAAATATTTGATATATTATTTATAGAAACTTAATAGAGAGAACAAAAAATGGCCTGGAACGGAACAGTATACTGTGGCTTTTGTGGTGGAAAAGGGCATAACCGGAGAAGTTGTGAGAAACTTAAAGCCCACCAGCAAGAGCGTTATGAAGAGGCTATGAAAACGCCTGTAGATGAACGGAGCTACTATGATGAAGTGGCGATTAGTCGGTGGAACGCCCGCCACGAAAAAAAGAGCGTTTCTCGAACTTGTACTTATTGTGGCAAAACAGGGCACAACAGGCGAAGTTGTGAACACTTAAAGGCTCACATGGCTCATGTTCATGAACAGAACGTGGCTTTTAAGAAGGCTTTTCTCGAATGGACACATGCCTCTGGCCTGGGAGTCGGAGCCCTGGTTCGTCAAAAAAAGAGAAAGTGCCTGATGTACGTGACGGGCCTTAAGTGGGAGACGGTAAACGTATGGTGTGCCTCCGACCACATCCCCGCGTGGATTTGTGCTTCAGACCTATCTCGGATGGGTCAAAACATGGGCAACAACATGTTAAGTCAGCGCCACCCTGACGGCTGGCCCACTGGACCTAAATGGGGCGCCCGTGACTCACGTTGGATTGAAGATCGCTATGATTGTGAGGTGGTCAGTGGAGTTCCCTCTAAGGTTGAGCCCCCCAAAGACTGGCTTGAGTTTGACCCCAAAGAGATGAAAGAGTATTTCTCCGAGAGAGAGTTGTGGCAGGCTGAGAGCGAGTCTCGTGTGTGGAGTTTGGATTTCTGGAACCTTGATGAAAAAAAGCAGTCACTTAAAGAAAGTGCTTGACAAATAAATATATATTTGTTATAGTGTAAGCATACTTATTAAGAACATTTAATCGAGAGAGATAAAAATGGCAGTAGATTTTAAAACATTCCTTCATGTGGTCCCACACGTTACTTCTATTAAGAAGCCCGTGCTGATCCGTGGACGACATGGAGTTGGGAAGTCCGAAGTAGTATACCAGTTCGCCAAGGAGGTTAATCTTCCTGTGGTCGAGCGCCGAGCATCACAGATGACCGAAGGCGACCTTGTTGGCCTCCCAAAGACTGATGGGGACATTACATCGTTTTGTCCTCCTGATTGGTTTAAGACCGCTTGTGATGGCCCCGTTGTCCTTTTCTTGGACGAAGTGGACCGTGCCACAATCGAAGTCCGTCAGGGTATCTTCGAGCTTACAGACAGTCGAAAGCTGAATGGGCATCGGCTTCACCCTGAAACCCTCATCTTTGCCGCTATTAACGGTGGAGAACACGGGGAGCAGTATCAGGTTGGAGAGATGGACCCTGCCGAGCTTGACCGTTGGACAGTCTTTGACGTTGAGCCATCGGTTGAAGACTGGCTTAACTGGGCTAAAGATAACGTCGATAAGATGGTGTGGGACTTTATTAACCACAACCGAGGCCACCTTGAACACAAGGATGAGTTCGAGCCTAATAAGGTATACCCATCTCGTCGTTCATGGGACCGCTTTAACGAGTGTGTAGCCCATGGGAATCTTCTTGAAGGCGGGGCATCCCCAGAAATCTTTAACTTGGCTTCTGCATTCCTCGGATTCGAGGCCGCTGTTGCCTTTAATGACTTCGTTCAGAACTATGACCGACAAGTGAGCATCACAGATGTTATTAACGAAGGGAAGTTCGAGCTTGTAAAGGAGTGGGGAATCAATGATCACACTGCTTTTGTGGAGAAGTTGGAGGCTTCCGAGATGTTCAAAGAGTCCTTGACGGATGTACAGGTTCAGAACCTCGCCACTTACTTCTTCGAGCTTCCCTCCGAGGTTGCCATGAAGTTGTGGACAGTGCTCGGCTCATCGGAGAACGATATCCAAAACACAATCCGGCTCCATCAGGCCAAGGTCGATGGCACGCCAGTCTCCCAGCGAATGGTTGATATGCTTCAATCAGACGACACCAAGTAAGGAGAGAAAACCGTCACGAAAAATTTTTCCTCTCTATGTAATATTAGGGAGGGAAAATATCGTGGCAATGAGAAAAAAACCCAAGAAAACCCGGCAGGGGAATGGTAAACATTCGTATTGGTCCAAACACAAAACAGCTAGAAGTAAGAGCCATCGAAAGCGAGGTAAGAAGCCTCGGGGACAAGGTTAAAACTTTTTGCTTGACATAGAAATAAAAATATAGTATAGTGGATATATCAAGTTGATTGAGAGGAGAGAAATATGTCCGAGGACAAGAAAGTAGAAGAGGAAAAAAATGAGCCGAATAAGCCAGAGCTTGTTGACTTCGACCTTGATGTTCACGTAGCTCGCTTGCTTATGAATGAGCCCTTCTTTGCGGCTCTGTCTCGACGAGTAGACAAAAAAGCGGCCTATTACATTCCCACAGCGGCAGTACTCATTAACCCGAACACCGGGCATTTTGAGATGAAGTACAACCCGAAGTTCTTCGCCACTCTTACGGATGGGCAGCGTCGGGACATTATTAAACATGAGCTATACCACCTCATCTTCGAACACCTCACGGAACGAAAGCCCGAAAAGGAAACTATGAGGATGTGGAACTTTGCTACGGACTTAGCAATCAATAGCCACTTGAGAGATTTGCCCAAAGGATGCCTACGCCCTGGAGAGGATATGTTTAAAGACTTCCCCTTGGGCAAGAGCGCCGAGTGGTATATGGACAAACTAAAGAAAGATCCCCCAGAAGGCTTTGAACAAAAGCCCGAAGGGGATGAAAAGGGTGAAGGCTCTGGGGAAGGACAATCCCAGGGCGGCGGAGGCCAACTCGGAGACAACGGACAGTTTGACTCCCATGATGAGTGGGACAACGTGGACTCGACAACCAAAGAGATCGCCAAGGAACGACTCAAAGAGTCGATGAAAAAGGCGGCTGAAGAGGCTTCACGAACTAACTCGTGGGGTTCGGTCCCATCCGAGATTCGTAAAGAGATTCTGGAGCGTATCACGGGAACGGTTGATTGGAAAAAGGTTCTCCGCTATTTTGTGAAGACCTCCCAGAAAG